GTCCCCTTCTGAGGTCTGGCGCCCGGACGGTTCAATGGACTTCGAAGCGGTGGCCCGGTCTGCGATCCAGCTCCCTTCTGAGGTTCCGCCTGGGGCGAGCGTGCTCACCTTCGACATCGAGACGCACAGCTCCGAGTTCCTGTGGGACATGAGCCCGGAGGAGTTCTTCCGCCTCGGCGGGTACGCGTGGGGTGAGGGGGAGGTCGTCCTCACCGAGGATCTGGAAGAGATCCGGGAGCAGATCCGCCTGGCCGACCTGGTTGTGGGTCACAACATCCACTCCTTCGACCTGACCGCCGTGTTCGGTGTGGGCTCGACGTACCCGCTGGAGATGGCGAGGGATGGGCGGGTCTACGACACGTGGACTCACGCCACCCTGCACCACCCGGCGCCACACGCGTACGAGGACCGTGCAGGGCGAACGAGGTATGTGACCAAGCCCGAACAGGCTATGCACTGGTTCTCCCTGGACAACCAGGCTTACCACCTGAACGTGGCCGGGAAGTCGCACGACCTGAAGGCGCTCGCCAAGGAGTTCGGCGGGTTCGGGAACATCCCGGTGGACGATCCCCGGTTCCGGGATTACCTGGTCCAGGACGTCACGGCTTCTCGGCAAGTGGCTGACAAACTGCTGCGAAGGGCACCCCTGAGCGGGTACTCGATCCGTGAACAGCTCAATGCCGCTATCGACGCCCAGAACTCCCGGAATGGGTGGAGGGTCGATTTCGAGAATGCGACGGCCCGGGTGAAAGGGTTGGACGACAAGAAGAATGCCTACCTGGAAATGCTCTCCGAGAAATTCGGATTGCCGACCGAGGGAAAGGCCCCGCTCCGTACAAAGGCGGGGAAAGAGGCCGTGCTTGCCGCTCTCGAATCCGTGGGGGTAACAGAGGCCGACCTTCCCAAGACGGCAAAGGGGGCCCCGTCATTCGGCGGGGACGGACTCCTGGAAGCCGTGGAGGACAAAGGCGAGGAGGCCCGGGAGTTGGGCAAGGCTATCGCTGCCATCGGCGGTATGCGCCCTCTCGCTCAGTCGGCTCTCGATTGCGTGCACGCCGACGGCAAGGTCCACCCCTCGATCACCACCCTCCAACGCTCAGGCCGCAAGAGCACGACCAAGCCTGGGCTCACGGTCTGGACGTCCCGCGGGGCGGGGTCGGTAGAGAAGAGCTACTTCATCCCGAACGCTGAGGACGAGGTGCTCGTGGAGTTCGACTACAGCCAGGCTGACGCCCGGATCGTGGCTGCCTACTCGGGAGACTCGAAGTTCGCCGAGCGGTTCGCCCCGGGCACCGACATGCACATGATCACGGCCTACCTTATCTGGGGTCGGGATGTGGTCGACGCCGACCCCGCGTTCTACCGACAGGAGGCAAAGGCCGTCACGCACGCCTCAGCGTACCGTGCAGGGCCTGGAACCCTGGCCCGTACCACCGGTCGCCCGGAGGCAGAGATGAGGCGTTACAACGCCAACTACGCCTCTGAGTACAAGGGGGTGACCGCCTGGCAGGACCGTACGACCCGCGAGGGAGAGCGCAACTCCGCGGTGGTCAACTCCTGGGGCCGCCGGATGGTGGTCGACAAGGACAGGGCGTACACCCAGTCGCCCGCCCTGTACGGCCAGAGCGGCACTCGTGAGATCGTGGTCGACGCGCTGATCCGGATGCCCAACGAGGTGCTCTGCATGCTGGTCGCCCAGGTGCACGACGCGCTCGTGTTCAGCATCCCGGAAGCACGTCTGGCCGAGGTGACGGGCACGATCAAGCGGTGCATGGAAACGACCTGGGGACCACCTGACGGCTCCGGGCAGCAAATCCACTTCCCCGTGGGTATGGGGAATCCCGCGAAGAACTGGGAAGACGCAGGACACTGAGGAGGTCTCATGAAATGGATGCTGACGCTGGTTCTGGTAACCGGTGCAATTCTCGGGTATGAAGGGGGTGAATTGCTCGCCGGAAGGGCCGACGGTATCGACTGTGCGGCTCTCGGATTGGCGGGTACATTCGCGGCGCTGATGTACCTCGCGCTCTTCACGAATGTGGGTGAAAAGGACCGTGGTGTATCGACCGCACCCACCCGGAAGTGACCGGGTAAGGGTCTTCAAGAACAACGGGCGTTGGGTGTGGGTGTGCATGAATAACGCGTGTCCCGCGCCCTTGTATTCGGCCTTCGGGAGGGGTCTGGGCTGGTTGAACACGCTGCTCTGGGGGCTCGAACACACCCGGAAATGGCACCTGGAAAGCCCGGTTCAACACGATCAATAAACGCCTAGAGGCCCCTCTCCATTCGCCGGAGAGGGGCCTGTTTTGCTGTCTACTCAGACTTCGAATTTCCCCTGATAAACTACGCCAGGGCCTTGCGCTTTCACCTCCAATTCACGGTCCAGTTGCGCCTGGTGTTTATCGGAGCACTCCCATGAACAGAAGACGCTTTCCCCGGAGTCGTCCTGGTTCGGGTAGAACGGGTCCTCGCACCACCCACACCAGGCTTCGTCGGGGCCGATCATCAGACGCTCGCCGACGGGGAGGGCTTGACGTTGACCTGGTCCCGCTGGTCGACCAGGACGTGAAAGCCCTGGAACGCCAACGGCTCCTCATACCGACGGTAGTGATGCCCGCAGAAGTCCAGGTGGCCCGGCGCGCTGCCCTTGACAGCCCTCACGAGGGCGGGGGCGGAGCACCTGTCGCACCGGTCCTTCGCGTTCAGTACGGGCGGGAGTTGGACGGTTTCGAGTGTCATGATCAGTCCTCCAGCCCGGTTGCCCAGGCGAACAGGGTGGCGAGGTTGACGACGGCCACAGGCTTGCCGTTCTGGTGGATCTTAACGTACCTCTCGGTGTAATCGTACCCGTCCCGGGACCGGTGCGTCTCGCCCCAGGGTCCCGCGTTGTCGAAGTAGCGACCGTGGGTGGTGGCCGTGACGTCTTGCTCGTCGGGCTCGTGCCAGTCGAGGCGGACGCCAAGCTCCCGGGCCAGTTCGACCAGCTCTGCCTTTGTCTGGATTCGCTTCATGATCACTTCCCCCACGGGTCGGTCACCGGCTGCCAGCCCCACGAACCCATCCGAAGCCAGCCCCAGGTGGGGTGCTGGACGTACACCCATCCGTTGATTTCGATCTTCTCCATCACACACGCTCCACGTTCTCGGGGTCGGACCAGGACTGCATGCGCACGGTGTCCTCGTCAATGATGGTGCTCGCCCGCAAGGCGACTTCCGCCAGGGCAGCCGACACGATGTCGTCTGTGATCAGGTAACGGGGACGATCCCCCTTGTCCGTCCAGACGATGCGGTGCCATCCGCGGGGAAGCGGGCCCGTCGGGCTCACGCCCAGGTTGTACGGCTCACCCCGACCGCCGTCTGTGATGCGCGTGTCGGTCGTCCGGCTGACGTACCCGGGACCGTACTCGAATCCTGCTGTGCTCATGATCAGCCCTTCCGGTTCTTCGCTCGTGTGGACGTTCCGGCCAGCCGCTCGACCTGGGCGACCCATGTAATGGCCTGGACCTGCTGCGGGAGAACGGTGCCCATGCGGGCGGCTGCCTCGCGGTAGCTGTGCGCCAGGATGGCGTAACGCTTCGGGGTTGACAATCCCCTCTCCTGGTTGCCGTAAACCTGGCCGACCGCGATGTCGTGCGCGTGACGGTCGATGACCACCGCGTCAGGGTCGGTCGGGTCCAGGATGCACCGGTAGAAGTGACCGGTTTTGGCGCTCATCGGTAGAACCTCGGACGGGTCGGCCCCGGCCAGGATCCTGGACGCCTTGCCCAGCGCGTCACCCACGTGACCCACGGGGGTGCCGGTATCGATGGCCTTGCGCGCCAGTCGCTGGTTCTCGGACCAGCTCTTGTTCGCGGACAGTGCGGCGATCACGCCCGCGCCGGTCTCGACATCGCCTTCGCTGATCATATTGGCCAGGTCATGGGCCGTGGTGTACCAGCCGATGCCCTGCCGGTACTGGTCGTAGGACGCGGCGCGGAAGGCGGCCAGGATGTTCTGGACGTACGCCTCGCGCTCTTCGGCTGACGGGTTGATCGGAATCACGGTCTCTCCGTTCGTAGATCCAAGGGGGCCCAGGTACGAGACCCGAACCCGATGGGCCAACGATCAGTGGGTGACGGACACTTCCTGGTCGCTGATCACGTCGTAGATGGCCAGTTCGGCACGGCGCCGGGCCACACCCAGGGCGTGCCCTCGGTTCACGTGCCAGGTGCAAGAGTCGATGTGGTACAGGCCAGAGATGCTGTCCTTCCAGTACCCCACAAGACCCTCGGGCTGTCGCTGGATGTAGGCGCTCAGTTCTTCGTACGTACGAGGGGCCACCAGGGAGCTGGTCCGGCCACCCACTACGAATCCAGTGGTGGGGAGAGCGTCGCCGGTGGTGTCGAACGTTCCGCCCGCTTCGCCCTTCACGATGCCCTGCCAGATCTCTTCGGTAACGATCTTCTTGCTCATGTGGTCCCCTTTGGGGTCGGTATCTGTTGGGGTCGGTATCTGTTCTACGCTTACACTCTCAGTATGCCCTTGAGGTAACACCCCAAACCCACGATTTCCAAGATTCTTCCGCCGGGTTTACCATCGGGGTGACACCTAGGGAGGACACCCAACATGGGTAGAGTGACCAAGAAAGCCCTCGCACAGATCGAGCGGGACATGACGCAGGGCCCCACACACGAGCCAGGGAGCGACCTTGTGCCGCACGGGGAGGTACAGGACGGGGTGAAGGGCACGGCACGCCCGGAGCCCGGCCAGGCGAAGCGGTACGCCCTTGAGAAGCCTTGGGTGCGGGGCAAGCTGATCCGGGACCTTGCCATCGGTGAGATGACACAGGACGCCCTGGGCATCCGGTACGGCGTCTCCCGCAAGTCGATCACCGAGTTTAAGAAACGGCACGATGCGGAAGTCGAGAGCGTCAGGTCTCAGATTGATGACGAGTACGCGGGTGAGTGGATCGCCAACAAGCTTGACCGCCTGCGCGTGTACCAGGAAGCGGCTGAGCGCATGGCTGAGGGACGTTCCCCTCGGAACGCTGAAGTGCTCGTGAACATCCTGAAGGGTGCGGCGGAAGAGCTTGGACAGCTCCCCGCGCGCACCCAGGTTCAGGTCAACACTCAGAACGTCGAGTACAAGGTGTACGGGATCAACCCCGACGATCTGACATGATCGCTGTCTCCCCCTGCTCATCTGAGCGGGGGGGAGCAACCTTGATCAGTAGTCCGCCGGGACCGGTGTCAGGGCTGATCAACGCGTGAACGAAGATCCACAGCGGCCAGAGGAGTAAGCTCGGGACCCCCGTACGGGCTTCGATCAGAACCGCTCCCAGGAACAGGAGCGTTCTCAATGGCACCCCTCACACTCGGCACTGACACCGGGTTCCGGGTGCCACACGTGCGGGGCGTGCGGGACAACGCTGTAGCCCTGGGCGTCCGGGCACGGGATCGACGGGTGAACCACTGCCTGATCGTGGTTGGCAGTCGTCATGACACTGCCCCTTGCGGGTCCAGCTCACAAGCCTTCGACTCGATGAGGTAGGCGGCCAGAGCCAGGCACGCACTGAGCGAGACTCGGGTGCCCAGGTGCTCTTGCAGGTTCTCGGCGATCAACCGGGCTCGACGCTGTGCGCCACCCTGGTTGATCGCGACGCTGTCACCGTGACGCGCACGGTTCAGAGCTAGAGCAGCGACCTTGACCAGGTTCAAGGTGTCGGGACAGCTCACCTCGAACGGGATGCCTTCGTTGTACACGGGCAGTGCAGTCATGATCTTCTCCGATCGTTGGACCAAGGGGGTACACGCTGGGGGACGTGTACCCGATGGATCAGCGAGCGTAGAGTCCGTTCACCTGGTTCCAGATGGCTGCCGACAAGCAACCAGGGTCGTTGGACCGCTGGAGTAGCCCGCCATGCTGGGCACGCCACACACTGGCGTCTGAGGACTCACCATCGACGTATGGGCTCCACCCCCGACGCTCGGCTAGGGTCGTCTCAGAGGGACGCTCACCCCAACCAGGACCGTACGCCTTGCGGAGTGCCGGGCGAACGCTCTTCACCGTGACCAGGTGGTCAAGCCTGACCTTGCCCCACGTGGCGATTGCGATCATGGCGGGCAACGAGTCTTCGTCGGAGTACCCGTCTTCCAAGACGAACCTGTCTCGCATGGGCACCTGGACGTCCAGGCCGGGGACCTTCAGCGAGTAGTCAACGACTACGGTTCGGATGTTCGACATGATCATCAACCCTTCTGAACGAGTGCGGCACCGGAACGGCACTGGCGCCAGGACGGACGGTATGAGCGGGACGCTGAGTGCCGGTTGAGCCTGGATCGTGCGGCCTTGACGGTTGCCCTGTTCATGATCTCCTCCGATCGTTGGACCAAGGGGGACCAGGTACGGGACCTGATCCCGATGGATCAAGGAGCGGTGATGACGGTACGGGTGTCGCTCATCCACAGGGGAAGAAGGACGGCTTTCTGGGGCGGGAAGACCTTGCCACCGTTCACCCAGATGAAGGCCGAGGACTGACCGCGCGTCTCGGTGGTCATCGCACGACGGGCCAGGGGCGAGAACATCTGCGAGTGACGGAACCAGGCTGCCTCCTCACCGTGACGGTCAAAGCCACGACCTGTCCGGTAGTGACCATGGAAGTCATGGACGGCCCGGAACCTGTTGTTGTCCCACCGGCACATCAGGGGGTGGACCTGGTCATCGGCTGTCTTGTAGATCTTGAGCCGACGGTTCTCCCGGACGTCCTGGGCCATCTCTTCGAAGCTGGAGTACGGGTCATCGTCCTGGAACTGGACCTTGATCCTGGTGGACAGCGCCGCGAACTGCTCCCTGACCTCCTGGACGAACACGGCGTACGCAACCTTGGCGCCTGCCGTGACGTCGTCGGGCATTTCGCTGTACGTCTGACCGATGGCCGTACCCTGGGCCTCTGACGCGATGATCTTGTCGTACATGATCTTACCCCTACTCTCTCTGCTGATGATCCAGTCTCCGGGACCGAGGACCTGGCTCTGTGGTTAGCCTCGATCCCGGGACGCTGGGTGATCAGTTGAGGTATGACTGACCGATCTTGTGGGACAGAACCAGGGCTTCCGCTATGGCGCGGTACTGACCCTGGGGAAGGTCGAACGGCACGCTGTCGAACACGGTCAGCATGTCTTCGATGGACTCGAACCACTCGTCTGAACCAGGCTCGGAGACCAGGACCCGGGACGCTGCGACGACGGGGAACGGTGTCACGTGGCCGACCTGGACTGCACGCTCACGGTCTTGGAGGACGGAACCGTACGCCTGAACCTCGGCTGCCGCTCGCTGGCATGTCTCACACATGATCTTGCCTCTCTCGATTGATGATCCAGTGAGGACCAGGTACGGGACCTGATCCAGGCTGGACGATCAAACCCCTCCGTACACGTACTGGATGATGAACGCCTGGACCCAGATGGTGACCAGGACCATGGCCGGGGGGACGAGGGTGACGAACGCAACCCGCTGGACCCATCTCATGATCCGGACCGGACGTACAGTCGGTGGGTGCCATCGGTGACGAACGGTAGACCCTTGCTGTCCCGGTCGAGACAGGTACGGAAGTCTCCTACCGGCTGACCCTGGCTGTCACAGGTGTTGACGTGGACCTGAGTAGGGGCGGGGTCTGTGTCGTTGACGGTGGTTCCTGCCAGGAAGGCAGACGCTACCAGGGCCAGGGTGACGAGTGAGCGCTTCATGATCACTTGTCCTTCGAGTAGTAGATCTTGGTGCCGTGGTTTGTGGAGATGTAGTTACGACCCTGGCCGGTCCACTGGCAGACGGACTCGGGACCGACGGCTGACTCCTGGGTGTAGCAGGAGCTGATCTTGGTGGTGCTGGACTCTTCCGCCTGGACCGAGGTCAGGGCACCGATGCCACCGAACGCTGCGATGATCATGGTTGCACCTGCAACGAACTTCAGGAAGCCGTGACGCCTACGGGGGCGAGGGGCAGGTGAGGGGGTCGGGACCTGGGGAGGGGTGGCCGGTACCGGGGGCACCTGGGGCGCAGGAGCGTACGTGTCGGGGGTGCGGCGGAGGGCGTCAAGCTCGCCTGTGGTGAGTGCGCCACGGCCGGGGCCGTAGGTGACAGTTGCAGGAGCAAACCCTCGTCCGCAGATGGTGCACTCGTCGCCGTTCATGCGGTGCTGTCCGTCGGGGGTGTAGCAACCGGTCATGGTGTCCGCCTCCCTCTCTGTGTCTCCGTCTTTCCTTCTACCTTAAGTATGCCCTAGGGTGTGACCTCATAACACCAAGAGAGGGTAAAGCCTCACTTTGCCGGGACTTGGTCGAGCAAACACGCACTCGCAACCCCCGGCTGTCGGGTGGCGGGGAGGGCACCTGGCAGGTTGCGGATGCACCGGTTGGGGGGCCGTAGATCCACGCGGGAGCCTTCGCGCCTGTGAACGGGGCCATGCCTACCGGAGGGCGGGGGTGCCAGGGTGCATAGTCATACCCGCCCATAGGCAGGGGGTGAGGGGTGGGGTAGGTACTGCGAGGTAGGTGATCATGGTGTGTGGTGGGTGCGTGCAGGTGGGGGGTGTGGGTGGGTATGCATGTGGGTGCATGGTCATGTACATGGGCGTAGCCATGCGTCGGTGTGCATGTGTATGTGTGCGCATGGTGTGTGCATGTGCAATGTGATCATGTGCATGTGCGTATGGTGTTGATCATGTGTGCATGTGCAATGATCATGTGCTAGTGCAAATGGGGGTGATCATCTAATCGCAAAGTTTGCTCGGTTGCATGTGCAAAGGCGGACGGTCCGGATCACAGACGGGGACCTCGAAGTTAAGGTGAGACCTCGGGGGTTACTTTCTCGGGGAGGGCTGGCGGGTCCCATCCGGTAGCTGTAGCCAGACCGTCACTCTCCGGATTGAGTCCAGGCTGACCTGCGGTTGCGTCCATTGGACGGGTTTCGGGCCGTGTAATGGACGCAAATGGCTGGGGTCCTTACAAGGTGCGTCCTACACGTAGGACGCGCTGTGGGCCCGGAGACACTCCAGGTGCAAAACCCCAGGTCAGAGAGAGAAGGTTCCTTTTCAAATGTAGCGAGTTGCGCCGTTAGGTTCCATGCTGTACCCTCAGATTCATGGAAGGTGGAGCCGACAGGGAGCCCCCCAGGGCGACCGCGGAGGATCTTCGACAGATCGCCACACCTCTATCCTTTCACCGGATCGTAGGTGTAGAAGCATAGGGCTCCGCCCTACGACCCCTGTCGGGGTCGCGACTCCTGTACGGAGTCGGCGCTGGGGCGCCTCCTCCTCCCGCGTCGCCGCTCCCCTCCGCGGGGTCTGGGCGTCGCCATGGAGGGGTTGCAGGCGGCAGTGGCGAGTTCCATACAGCGCCGACGCCAGGTTGCTGGGCGAGTACACTGAGGGCGTCCCGTCGAAAGGAGTCCCGTGTCCACCGCACCCGTCGTCCACGAGTACCGCCCCTACGGCACGTGCATCGAGCTGTTCAAGAACCGCGATCCCGAAGTTCTCTACGCGGGTCCCGCAGGGACCGGCAAGTCTCGCGCCTGCCTGGAGAAGCTGCACCTGATGTGCATGAAGAACCCCGGGATGCGTGCGCTGATCGTCCGCAAGACCGCGGTGTCCCTCGGCTCGACCGCTCTGGTCACCTTCAAGGAGCACGTCGCTAAGGAGCACCTGGAGGCCGGGGAGGTCTACTGGTACGGCGGCTCCCAGAGCGAGGCGCCCGGCTTCAAGTACCGCAACGGCTCGGTCATCAACATCGGCGGCATGGACAAGCCCCTGAAGATCATGTCCTCCGAGTACGACATGTGCTACGCGCAGGAGGCCACCGAGCTGAACGAGATCGACTGGGAGTCCATCACCACCCGGCTCCGGAACGGCAAGGTCTCCTTCCAGCAGCTCATGGCCGACGCGAACCCCGACACCCCGACGCACTGGCTGAAGGTCCGGTGCGACGAGAAGCGCACCACGATGATCCGGTCCCGTCACGAGGACAACCCGGTCCTGTTCCACCAGGAGGGCGATCACAAGGGTCACCTGACCGTGAAGGGCCGCGCCTACATGGGCAACCTGGATCGGCTCACCGGGGTCCGGTACCAGCGTCTGCGCAAGGGGATCTGGTGTGCGGCCGAGGGTCTGGTCTACGAGGACTACCACCCGGACACCCACATCCACAAGGGCATGCGTCGCCCGCCTGTCTCCTGGACGCGGTACGTCACGGTCGACTTCGGATACACCAACGCCCAGGTGATCCAGTTCTGGGTCGAAGACGAGGACGACCGTCTGTACCTGTGGAAGGAGCTGGTGGGCACGAAGAAGACCGTCTCGGACTGGGTGCCCAAGATCCTTGAGGTCATGGACCTCACGAACAACCCCAAGCCTCGGGCCATCATCTGTGACCACGACGCCGAGGGTCGGGAGATGCTGGAGCGCGGTCTCGGCTTCTCCACCGTCGCCGCGAAGAAGACCGTGGAGGACGGCATCCTGGCGGTGCAGGAGCGGCTCAAGGTGAACGAGGTGGACGGACGGCCCCGGCTGTACATCTGCGAGAACGCTCTGGTCGAGAAGGACCCCGAGATGGAGATGACCAAGAAGCCGATGGGGGCCGAGCAGGAGATCGTCGGGTACGTCTGGGACCGCGGTACCCCCACCCAGCAGCTTGCGGGGAAGCCGCCCAAGGAGCACCCCGTGAAGGAGAACGACCACAGCATGGACGCGCTCCGGTACATGGTGGCCTACCGGGACCTGAAGACCCGGCCCCGGATCAGGTCGATCACGTACTGATTTGACGGGATGAGGTTCCCCTGTATACTTGTCGGTGAGAGATACACCACCGCCAACGAGGGGAACCTCATGTCAGGATTCACCGGTCGAGCCCACACCCCCGAGACACGGGACAAGATCAGCGCCGCGAAGATGGGCCACGAAGTCTCCCCCGAAACCAGAGCCAAGATCGGCAAGTCCCGTAGCGCTGCCTACTGGGCACTGAGCGAGGAGGAGCGCGAGGCGAACCGAGCCCGCCGCCGCAAGCCGGGGGCCCGCCCCAAGGGGGACCCCACGTACGTCTCGTGGACAGCCATGAAGCAGCGCTGCCTGAACCCGAACCTCCCGGCGTACCCGTACCACGGCGGTGCCGGGCACACGGTCTGCGACTCCTGGATGAAGTTCTCCGGCTTCCTCGCCGACATGGGAGAGCGTCCCGGGAGGGAGTGGACCCTGAAGCTGGTCAGTGGGACGGTGTACGGGCCGGGCTCCTGCGAGTGGGTCCTGAAGAAGGCGTACTGCTGACCTCGATGTTAGTAACCTCCGCGTCAGCCCGGGTTTGCGAGTGCGAACCCGGGCTGTATGCTGTGATCAGTCCACCCCGCCACGAACACGAGGACACACGACATGACATGGCTCGGTAAGCGTCGGCAGCGGTGGGCCGCGAACGCCCTGGTCCGTGCGAAGCGCGCGGATCGGGCGAAGATTTTTGCGTCGAGGGCTTGCGTTCTTGCTTTTCCTGTGCTAGGTGCTACCCTCATCTCGTACGGTGCCTGGATGATCTACCCGCCTGCTGGCTTCATCGTCGGCGGTGTGCTCCTGGTTCTGCTTGAACGACGTGTTGAGACCGAGCTGGTTGGAGGGGACGAGTGAGGAGTCGGGCACTGCTGTCGACGTTCTCCAACAAGAGCCCTGTGCCCTACGTGCCGCCGACGTCCGGCCGCCGTAGCTCTGGCGGGCTCTTCGGCTCGGGGCAGGGAAGGCCGCGGTACGACTCCAAGGACCACATGGAGGCGTACGGCAACGTCGGCACCCTGTTCGCGATCGTGTCCCGGCTGTCGAACTCGACGGCCTCGGTCGACTGGAAGCTGTGCAAGATCGCCCCGACAGCGCGTGCTCGGAACGAGCAGCGCGAGTTCGACCAGCGCGAAGAGGTCGCGAACCACGCCGCCCTCGATCTGTGGAAGCGGCCGAACCCCTTCATGAGCGGTACCGACTTCCGCGAGACGATCCAGCAGCACCTCGACCTCACCGGCGAGGCGTGGATCGTGGTGTCCTACTCCAACCTCAAGGGTAAGCGCATCACCGCATCCGGCCCGCTTGAGCTGTGGCCGATGCGTCCCGACCGCGTGCACGTCGTCACCGACTCCAAGGACTTCCTCACGGGGTACATCTACAAGCTGGACGGCGAGGAGGTCCCCCTGAAGAAGGAGGACGTCATCCGCCTCCGCATGCCCGACCCCAAGACTCCGTACCGCGGCCTGGGCCCGGTGCAGGCGGTCATGACCGACCTGGAGTCCCAGCAGTTCGCGTCGGAGTACAACCGGAACTTCTTCTTCAACTCCGCGGAGCCGGGCGGCATCATCGAGATCGAGGACCGCCTCGACGACGACGAGTTCCGTGAGCTTGCCCAGCGGTGGCGTGAGCAGCACCAGGGTGTCGCCAACGCGCACCGGGTCGCGATCCTGGAGCAGGGCAAGTGGGTCGACCGCCGGTACACCATGCAGGAGATGGCGTTCCGGGATCTGGCCAGCCTGAACCAGGAGAAGATCCGCGAGGCGTTCGGCTTCCCGAAGGCGATGCTCGGCGGGACCGAGGACGTGAACAAGGCCGTCGCCGAGGCGTCCGAGCGGATGTTCGCGAAGTGGCTGCTGGTGCCCAGGCTCGACCGTATCGCCGAGGCGCTGAACACCCAGCTTCTCCCGCTGTTCGGTACGAGTGGCACGGGTCTGGAGTTCGAGTACGAGAACCCGGTGCCCGCGGACCGCATGGCCGACTCCCAGGAGCGCTTCACCAAGGCGCAGGCCGTGAACCTCATGGTGCAGGTCGGGTTCGACGCCGCTGAGACCCTGGACGCGTTCGGCCTGCCCCCGATCAAGTGGACCAAGCCCCCGGAGCCCAAGACCGAGGACACCTCCGGTCAGAGGACCGGACCGAAGTCCCCGAAGCCTGACAAGGCCGACGGGTCCAAGCCCAGCGAGGGAGCCGGGAAGTGAACATCAACCTCGTGCGCCCGGCATCCGTCGAGCGCGCACAGAAGGCTCAGGCCACGTCCAAGAAGGACTGGTACCGCATCGAGGCCAAGGCCACCGAGGCGAAGGCCGAGCTGTACATCTACGACGAGATCGGCTTCTGGGGCGTCACCGCTGGCGACCTCGTGGCGGACCTGAAGAAGGTCGAAGCCACGGAGCTGACCGTTCACATCTCCAGCCCGGGTGGTGAGGTCTTCGACGGCCTCGCGATCTACCAGGCGCTGAAGAGCCACCCGGCGACCGTGAACATCGTCATCGACTCGCTGGCCGCTTCGATCGCCTCGGTGATCGCTCTGGCCGGGGACCACGTCACCATGGCTCCGAAGGCGCAGTTCATGATCCACGACGCCTTCACCATGTCCGTGGGCAACGCGCAGGAGATGCGTGAAGCCGCGGACCTGCTCGACCGTATCAGCGACTCCATCGCCTCCATCTACAGCGACAAGACCGGTCAGCCGACCGACTTCTGGCGCGGTGTGATGGCGAAAGACTCCTGGTACAGCGCCGAAGAGGCGCTCGCCGCTGGTCTGATCGATGAGATCGAGGGCCAGGCCAAGGCGGAGGCTCCCGAGGCGTTCGGCCTCACTGCCTCTACCTTCAAGTACACCGGCCGGGAATCAGCCCCCGCGCCGGAGATCAAGCCGGAGCCGGTCGGCCAGAAGTGGTCCCTGGCGAAGGAGACGCCGGAGTCACCGGCACCGGAAGAGAAGGTCGAGGAGTTCAAGTGGGACTTCGCAGCCTTCCACTCAGCCCTGAAAGGGGGCCTGAAGTGACTGAAAAGATCACGATCCCGTCGGGGCAGAAGGAGCTGGAAGAGCTTCTCGCCGACGGCTCCAAGGTCAAGTCCCTCATGGACGGCGGCCAGTTCAACGAGGTCGTCGCCGCGTACGCCAAGCACGTCGCCAAGACCGACACCGACATCACCAAGCAGATCCAGGACGAGACCCAGCGGGTTCTCGCCTCCTACCTGCGCGAGAGTGGCGACGAGGCCGGTGTCGAGCGTCTGAAGTCTGGTGGCTCTGTCACCAAGACCGCTCGCAACTCCCTCTACAGCCCGAAGGCTGCGGGCGCCAAGCTCGACGCTCACTTCGAGGGCCTGGGCGACTACTTCGCGTCCATCTGGCACAAGAACGAGGGTCGTCCGCAGTACGCGGCCAAGCAGGAAGCGATCCGCAACGCCTCGCAGTCCAGTGGCAACCCCTCCGGTGGTGGCTTCCTGGTTCCCGAGTCGCTGCGCTCCGAGCTGCTTCGCCTCTCCCTGGAGACCGCGGTTGTGCGTCCGCGCGCCCGTATCGTCCCCATGGAGACCTCCCGCATCATGTACCCGATCCTGGACAGCACCTCGCACGCCACCAGCGTGCACGGCGGCGTCCTGGGCTACTGGCGTGCGGAGTCCGCGGCCTTCACCGAGTCGAGCGCCACGTTCGGCCGGATCGCCCTTGAGGCGTTCGAGCTGACCGCGTACGCCACCGTCCCGAACGAGCTGATGGCCGACTCGATGCTCGCCTTCGAGGCGTTCATCAACAGCGCGTTCCCCGAGGCCCTGTCCTACTTCGAGGACGACGCCTTCATCAACGGCAGCGGTGCCGGGCAGCCCGAGGGCTTCCTGAACGCCTCCGCCTCCGTCGAGGTCGCCAAGGAAACTGGCCAGGCCGCCGACACCGTCGTGTACGAGAACATCGTCAAGATGTACTCCCGGATGCTGCCCGGTTCCCTGAACCGTGCGGTGTGGATCGTCTCCCCGGACGTCGTTCCCGAGCTGCTCACCATGGGCCTCGCGATCGGTACCGGCGGCAGCGCGATCTTCGTCCAGGACGCCACTCAGCCCGCCCCGATGACCATCTTCGGTCGTCCGGTGATCGTGTCTGAGAAGGTTCAGAACGTGGGCGACGCGGGCGACATCAACTTTGTCGACCTCTCGTACTACCTCATCGGTGACCGCCAGGCGCTCACCGCCGAGTCGAGCCCGCACTACCGCTTCCAGAACGGCGAGACGGCCTTCCGCTTCGTCACTCGGGTCGACGGTCGTCCGTGGCTCCAGTCCGCGATCACCCCGCGCAACGGTGGTGCGACCCTGTCGCCCTTCGTCAAGCTGGCTGCCCGCGCCTGATGATCCACCCGGGGGAGGGCAATCAACCCCCCTCCCCCGGCCAACGCCTCGGGCATTGAAACCCCCGGGGAGAATAGGAGAAATACATGGCAAGCGGAGACGGCCTCGGCCGCGTCCTCAACGTCATCAAGACCGCGTCTGGTCTCGACATCCCCCTCACTCGGGCGGGTGCCGTCACCTTCGTTTTCGGCGACGCCGGAACTGGCGCGGCCATCGCGACCGTCACTCAGACCGACTCCCGTGGGGTCGAGTCCGAGGCTGACCTGAACATCTTCACCGTCTCCGGTGTCGAGGGTTCGAACGGCGAGTCCCGCGCCTACGTGGGCCCCGACGTCGGTGGTACCTGGGAAGAGAACGGAGATGCTGTCTTCGCGGACAACACCTTCGACCTCTCCGACGAGACCACGCAGGACACCGGTGTCTTCACGGTTCGCGCCGAGCAGCTCTCGGACGGGTACGACCAGGTCCAGGTGACCGTCGACACCGGTCTGTGCTTCGCGATCCTGCACGACCTGCACGTCCAGCGGAAGCCCGACAACCTCCAGTCGTCTCTGACGGCCTGACCCGGGGAGGGATGATCTAACATGTCTACCCTGATTCGGGGCGATGAACTTCGCTCCCTCAACCTCGGGCGGGGCGTCGTCTCCAAGGCGAGCGGCACTCTCGATGAGGATGTCGTGGTCTCTCTGTTCACCGTCGCTGGTGGCGAGGTGCTGATCACCGCCCTCTGGGCGAAGGTCACCACGGCCATCACCGTCGCGAACACCGTGACCATCCAGTGCAACCCGACGACCGGCGACACCGCCGTCTTCGTCACCGGTGACCTGGGCACCACGGACACGCTGGCCGGTACGGTTCTCGGTGGTTGCAAGCAGACCGACGGCGCTTCCGACTGGCAGCGCTACGGCCCGCCCATCGACGCCATCGTCACCACCGGTGCTGTCGAGCTGGACTCGGCTGGTACCAACACCGACGGCGCGATCACGGTGTACTGCACCTGGGTCCCGCTTACGGATGGCGCCACCCTGGTCGCTGCGTAACAACTCCACAGGTCGGGGCCGTCGTTCATACCGGGCGGCGGCCTCTTCCACGTCCAGTACCAAGGAGGGCTGGCCATGACAGTTCAAAACAAGCAGACAGCCACGCTGACCAACGTTGCGGCCAGTGCCACCTCGGTGGTCCTGTTCGCTGCAAAATCCAGCGCGACAGCCCGCACCGTCTACAACGACTCGACCGACACCCTGTACGTGAAGTTCGGGGCGACGGCATCGACCACAAGCTTCACTGTCCAGATGGCTTCCGAGACCTACTTCGAGTTCCCGCAGCCGCTGTACGGCGGCCTGGTCCACGGAATCTGGTCCGGCACCAACGGCGCAGCGCGCGTTACGGAGTGGTGACATGCCCCTCTTCGCAAACGCCAACATCATCCCGGGCAGCCTGACCGTCTCCAACGGCGTAACGGCTACCACCGGGAACATCACGGCTACGAACGGAAACGTGGTTGCCGGAACCGGCGTCACGTCCACGACCGGGGACATCGTCGCGACGGCGGGGGACCTCCGGATCAACGGTACGGGCAAGGGCATCCGGATCAAGGAAGGCGGAGTCAACGCCCGTATGGGGATCGCAAATATGGCTGACGGCACCGCAACAGTGTCAACCACCCTGGTCGGGGCCGATTCCCGAATCTTCCTGACCACCAACGAAGAGGGCGGCGGAACCGAGGGGTTCGTCCGAGTCAGCGCCCGCACCCCGGGTACCAGCTTCACGATCACAAGCTCGGAAGCGACCGACACGGGGAACGTCGCCTGGCTGATGATCGACCCGGCGTAACCCCAACGGGTCTCGTGAAAACGAACCCGGTAGTACCATCGTCAACTACATGAAGAAGAGAGGGGGTTGGGGTGGATTCAGAGTCGATCATCCTGGATGAACTCAGGACGATCAAGCAGGAACTACGGGACACTCGTGACCGAGTGATCACGGTGCAAGAGCAAATTCGGCCGTTCGCAGCGTTCGAGGTTCGCCTCAGCGCCCTGGAGAAGTGGCGGTGGATCGTGTACGGCGCAGCGGGCGCCTCGACGGTCTCGATGGGAACCACCTTCTTCAACGTGGTTCGGGGGGCCTGATGGCCTGGGAGCAGTTGCTGGAGATCATCGAGGTGAATCGGCAGTACCTCGAAGACGAACGAGCCGAGAAGGCCAACCCCACGCAGTGCCCGGTGTGTACGGGCGAGCTGGTCGAAGGCCCGACGGGCGGATTGCACTGCCGCTTCGACGGATGGGACCAGTACGGAAGGAACCGAGGATGAGCGGATGGACCTGGGCGTGGATTGCCTGGCTCGCAGCGTTCGTGGTGATCGAGGGAAAGGCCCTGCTGAACAAGGCCGAGGGCGACACGCTCTCGGAGCACGTGTGGAAGTGGTTCGCCACCTCCAAGAAGGCGCACGCGAAGGAGGGCACGGACCAGCCCAAGGGGTCGGTCCGCATCCGCCGGTTCGCGCTGCTCGCCCTCATGGCCTGGTTGTCGGTGCACTTCCTGACCGGTGGCAGGTTCTGACCAGCGAAGCCCCGTGGCCCCGTGATTCGACAACGGATCACGGGGCTGTACCATGTGCAGTAGGAAACGTCAACACCGTCGGTCGAGGGTTCGATCCCCTCACCGCTCCGGGAAGCAGGGGCAAGCCACGGGCAGCGACGAGCGTTCAACCGGACATGTCCGGCCGCTCTGCGTACCCCGAGCCTGCCCCCGAAGGCAGTGAAGGGAGTACGGGCCCGTGGGATTGTGGTACGCGACGCGAGAAGACGTCCGCCTTGCTCTGGACAGCAAGGAGTCGGCGCAGAACTCCGCTCAGATCGACCGCGCCATCGAGAGCGCGTCCCGGGAAGCCGAGCGGATCTGTGCGCGCAAGTTCGCGCCCGTGACGGCCACCCGGTACTTCCCCCGCCCGTCCGGCGACTACAGCCGCGCGTACCGCCTCTGGCTGGACGAGAACGAGCTGATCTCGGTCACCACCCTGTCGAGCGGCGGCACCGCGATTGCTTCGACCGACTACTTCCTGGAGCCGGTCAACTCGGGCCCGCCCTTCCGCTCGATCGAGCTGGACCTGGACTCCGGGGCGAGCTTCACCTCCGGGGCGTCCAGTCAGCGACAGATCTCGATCACCGGCCTGTGGGGGTACAACGACGACCAGGACGCCGCGGGCGCTCTGGCGGAAGCCCTGGACGCCTCGGAGACCGAAGTACAAGTCACCAACAGTTCGGTGATCGGTGTGGGCCACATTCTCAAGGTCGACTCCGAGCGGATGATCGTCAACGACAAGCAGCCGCTCGACACGGCTCAGAACCTCGGCATCGCCCTGACCGACCGGAAGAACGACAACACCGTGGCCGTCACCGACGGGACGATGTACTTCGCGGGAGAGACGATCAAGATCGACGCCGAGCTGATGTACGTCGTCTCGATCTCGGCGAACACCCTCACCGTCGTAAGAGGCGAGGGTGGCTCTGTGCTGGCCGCTCACAGCATCGGGGCGGACATCTACGCACTCCGGTCCCTCACGGTCTCCAGGGGCGCCCTGGGGTCCACCGCGGCCACACACAGCTCCGCTGCCGCTGTCACCAAGTGGCATGCGCCCGAAGGAGTCCGGGACTACGTCATCGCCTCAGCGATCGTGCAGAACTCGCAGGAGGCCACGGGGTACGGACAGCGGGTGGGTTCGGAGATGGCCGAGCGCGACAGCTCGGGCTCCGAGAACCTCTCCGGCCGCGGGCTCGTGGACAAGCGGCGCACGCTGCGGCGTACGTACGCCCGACAGTTCCGGAAGAGGGCAGTCTGATGGCGGGCCGCGTCACGTCCAAGCAGTTGATCGACACGATGATCAGCCACTGCGAACGCACCGGGTGGTTCGACCGGGTGAACACCCACGAGCCCAAGAACGCACCGGGCCGGGGTCTGACGGCCGCCATCTGGGTGGAGCGAATCGACCCGGTGGCCCGGGTGTCCGGCCTGGCCGTCACCTCGGTCAGGTTCGAGCTGTTCGTCCGCATCTACTCGAACATGCTCCAGGAGCCCGCGGACGCCATCGACCCGAACATCTCACAGGCGTCCCTGGACCTGATGGAGAGCATTTCGGAGGGGTTCCGGTGGGAGGATGAGATCTTCGCCGTGGACCTGGCCGGTGCGTACGGGCAGGCCCTCTCCGGGCAGTCCGGGTACCTTCAGATCGACAACAAGACCTTCCGAGTGATGACGGTGCGCGTGCCCCTCATCCTTGACGACCTTTGGGAGCAGGTGGCCTGATGGCCAAGACAACGGGATTGGGCAACCGGTTCTACTACCAGGGTGTAGACGTCTCGGGCGACGTCTGCGCCATCAAGGCGCTCGCTTCGCCGATGGCGCCGATCGAGAAGACCGGCATCAACCAGAGCGCGTATCAGCGTGTCGGGGGACTCCGGGACGGCAACATGGAGTTCAAGTCCCACTTCAACGCTGTCGCCGCAGGGTCGTTCCAGACCATCAAGACACTTCCGACCACCGACGTAGTCCTGACGTGGGCCCTGAGCGCAACCGCGGGTGACCCTTGCGCGTCGATGGTGGCCAAGTTGGTCACGACGGACTACGAGCGGGACGACGAGGGCGACTTCACGTACGAGGTGCAGGCCCAGGCCAACGGGTACGGGCTCGACTGGGGTACCCAGATGACCGCGGGCCTCCGCACGGAGTCGGCGGCCACCAACGGTGCAGCCGTGGACTTCGGAACCGGCTCGACGGCTTTCGGTCTCCAGGCGTTCGTGCACGTGACCGCGCTGTCCTCCGGCACCCCCACCATCAAGCTTCAGGAGTCCTCGGACGACGACGGCGACCCAGACACCTGGGCTGACGTGACCGGGGGCACCTTCGGGGTAGTCACGGCCCCGAGCGCGGCCCGCATCGAGACTTCGCGTACTCAGACCGTGGAGCGCTACCTCCGGGTGGTCACCACGGGGACCTTCTCGGGTCTGAGCTTCTGGGTCGGCGTGAACCGCAACGGCGAATCGACGGTGTTCTGATGGGCAGGCCGCTGTTCCGGGTGGAGCCGAAGATGCCCGCCCAGCATATGCAGACCTTCAAGGTCACGGCGCCGATCAGCACGCACCGGCGTCCGGCGACGTGCGAAGAAGTCGACTGCGCCCACCAGAGGGACGGCTGGAAGATGATCATCGACCAGTCCACCGATCTCGGCAGGCAGCAGGCGTACTACATCAAGGAGCTGTCGGGCCGCCACTACAAGGCGACCCGTCTGGAAGACGGCCGGTTCGAGCTGATCTTCACCGCGGGGCAGAAGTGCTTCGCTCAGCACACCGTCTCCCTGGAGCGCGAGGCCAACTACCTCGTGAAGAGGGGGGACTACCGGCTGCCCGGAGGAACCGTGCGCCGTCACACCAGGGCTGAAGACTGGGTCGAGGAGTTCTCCGAGCACCAGGACAAGCTCAAAACGATCATCGAGAAAGGGTGATTGCTCATGGCCAAGATCTCAGGTCTCGGGTGGACTACGCTGAGCGTGGATCTTTCCGACGGCACCACCGCGACGGACATCCGGAACGATGTCACGTCCTTCGAGTTCGCCACCCCGCGTGGCGTCCAGGAAGTCACCGGTGTGGACAAGTCCGCCTTCGAGCGGCTTCTCCTGCTGGCTGACTTCTCCATCACGATGAAGGGCGTCTTCAACGCGTCTCTGTCGCACACCGTCTTCAGGACGGTCTCGTCAACCTCGGTCGCTCGTACGACCTCTCTGGCCATCGCTTCTCAGACCCTGGCCAACGAGTGCCTTTACACCGACTACTCCATCGAGCGGTCCGACGAGGGCGAGCTGACCTGGGAGTCGCCGGGCGTCCTGTCCGACGGCACTGTCCCGCTCTGGGCGTGATCTGATGGCCTCCTTCCGTATCCGGGTTCGAGAGCACCACAGCGGCCCGATATACAACGGGCAGGCCGCACGAGCGATCAACGACTTCCAGGACGAGATCGAGGAGGACGGCGCGGAGTACGCCCTTCGTCACATCAAGGGCACGTTCCACGCCTCCTTCAAGGCGCCCACCGGGTACTACGAGTCGCACATCCGGATCACCAACATGGGTGGCGACCCCGTGGTGAACGACGGCGGAACGATCGCCTACGGGCCCTGGCTCGAAGGTGTCGGTTCGCGCAACAGCACAACCCGGTTCAAGGGTTATCATGCCTTCCGGAAGGCGACATCCGCGCTGGACCGTCGCTTCGAGGAAATGGGCGACCACCTGCTGCGTCGGCGCTACCTGCGCCGCATCGGCTGAGAAGAGAGGAACCACCGCCATGGGATACCGACGAGTACCCACCATCCACACTCTCACCTTCGGGCAGTACCCGGGCCTGGAGGTCCGGATGAAGTCCATCCGTATCGGGAAGATGCGTCAGGTTCTGGCCGCCCTCGACGCGGGAAGTGACGACGTCTCGGACGACGAGGTTGAGACGATGATCAACATGGTCGTCGAGAACCTCGTGAGCTGGAACCTGGAGGACGAAGAGGACGGTGTCGTCACCCCGGTGCCCACCACCCGTGAGTCCATCGACGACCTGGAACTGGACATGGTCCTGGCCATCGCGATGACCTGGATGGACCAGCTCACCGGGCCGGACAAGGATCTGGGAAAAGACTCAACCTCTGGCGCGACTTCCGCGGTTCCGTTGCCTCAGATGGTCGACCTGTAGAAAAGCCGAGGGAGCTGGCCGAGGCCGAATTCGTTCTGGCTCTCTGCGACCGGTTCCACAAGTTGCCCTCCGAGATCTACGCGGAGGACAGTGAGCTGGTCCGGATGATCAGGATTCAGCAAGAGGGGACCGCCAAGGCGGAGCCCGAAGAGGAGTAGGGAATGGCTGGCAACCGCGTCAACCTGTTGATCACCGCCCGGGATCTCACCGCGGCGGCGTTCCGGTCTGTCCGGAACAACACCCGTCGGCTCGGGCGGGACATGACGCGGCACCTCCGGGACGCGGGCCGTACAGCGGGGGACGCCTTCGGTCAGGGCCTCCGCGGTGGTATCGGTAACGCCTTCGCCGTCGCGATGAAGAACCCGTTCATCGCGGCCACCGTTATCGGCGTTGGCGCCACACTGGGCTCGCTGCTCGGGGCCGCCCTCGCCGGGGCCCTGACCCTTGCCTTCGGCGGTATGTTCGTCGGTATGGGTATTGCCTTCGCCCTCCAGAACAAGAAGATCAAGGCTCAGTGGTCCCGTACGCTGAAGGACATCGGTCAGGAGTACAAGACCCTCTCCAAGCCGATGGAGGAGGTCCTGACCACCGCCCGGCTGCGCCTGAAGGGGCTCGCCGACGACTTCGCGCCCCACTTCAAGAAGGCCATGGCGGACACGGCTCCGTTCGTCTCGACCTTCATCGACCACATCGCCAACGCGATCAAGGGCTTCGGCAAGAAGGCGTTCGCCCCGATGATGGTCGCCTTCAACGAACTGCTCACCGCCCTCGGCCCGGAGTTCGAGGAGTTCATGGGCGAGCTGGGCGACTCGTTCCGGTTCCTTGCGGCGTCCGTGATCCGGAACAAGGAAGCGATTGCCCAAGCCTTCCACGCCATTGGAGCGATCCTCACCGGCGTCGTCTACATCGTGGCCTTCCTCGCCGAGCAGTGGGGCAACGGCATGCGCCTGATGGAGACTTCGATCAGGGGTGTGCAGAACGCGTTCCAGTCCTTCTCCGAGGGCATGGCCGCGGCGGGCGCCAGCATCCTGGCCTTCTTCAGGACCGTGGTCAGCGGGCTCCTCACCGGCGTCGCGGCGGTCCTGCGCGGGATGGCCGCGTTCAACGACGCCGTCGGCATGGGCGACATGGGTGACAAGCTCAGGAGCGCGGCTCGTGGCGTGGAGGGATTCCGTGACAGCGCGAACCGTGCGTTCACCAGCGCCAAGGGTGCGGTTGACCGATTCAACCAGCGCGTGAAGGACGCGGGTAAGGTCCGCCGCCTCAAGATGGACATCGCCGGGTGGAAGGCCAAGCTCCGCGAAGCCGAGATGCGACTGAAGCACGTGCCGAAGTCGAAGCAGTCGAAGCTGAAGGGTGAGATCTCGGACCTGAAGCGGAAGATCGCTGCGGCCAAGGCGTCCATCGCCTCGGTCCGCGGGAAGACGGTCACGATCCGGGCGAACTACGTCTCGAACTACTCAGGCTTCAAGGGGACACCGACCTTCGGCCGTGGGGGTAAGTTCAACCCGCGGGCCCACGGCGGCATCGTCGGCCGAGCGGCCACGGGTGGCGCACGCTCGAACATGACCCTGGTCGGCGAGCACGGGCCTGAGTTGGTCAATCTCCCGGGCGGTTCGCACGTCAGGTCCAACCCGGACACGAAGAGGATGATGGGCGGAGGCGGCGGTGGCGGGGCTGCCATCGTTGAGATCAAGTCCTCCGGGGCCCGGATTGACGACCTGCTCCTCGAAATCCTCCGCAACGCTGTAAGATCTCGTGGAGGGAATGTTCAGCTCGTCGTCGGCGGTAGAAAGGTGGCCTGATGGCCGTCACGTGGTGCTGGGTAGGTGCGGTAACCAGCAGCAGTGCCAAGGTGCGCGGCAAGGTGTCGGGCGCTTCGGTGCGTCTCGCCTACTCGGTGAATTCAGACCTTTCCAGCCCGAGCTACACGACGGCGGCAGCTCCGGACGCGAACAACATCGCGACCCACGAGCCCACCGGACTTTCCGCGGACACGCTGTACTACTACGCTCTCGAAGTGGACGGCGTCCTGGACACCGGGTTCTCCGGCAAGTTCAAGACGCACGGGACCGCGGGATCGGCGTACTCGTTCACGTTCGCGGCTTCGTCGTGCGCGGGTAACTCCACGGCGTCGGAGGACGGGGACACCGGAACGGCGTACATCACCAGCCGCATGTCCAACCGGCCGGTGTTCGACACGATCCGGGAGCACCCGGACGACCCGCAGTTCTTCGTCCACCTGGGCGATATCCACTACGAGGACATCACCGACGGTCTTCAGGCCACGTACCGCACGGCGTACGACGACCTGATGACGTACAACGGCACGCTCACGACGACCGCCCGTCAGGGGCGGCTGTACCGGAACGTGCCGATCGTGCACATCTGGGATGACCACGAGTACAGCAACAACGACTCGGACGGTTCGTACGCGGGCAAGGCGGCCCCGGCTGCGGTATTCCGCACGCACGAGCCCCACTACCCGCTGGCTGAAGCCGACGCGATCTACCACGAGTTCACCGTGGGCCGGGTCCAGTTCATCATGACCGACTCGCGGTACTACCGGAACTTCGCCGGTGGCACCATGCTCGGGGCCGCCCAGATGACCTGGCTCCAGAGCGTGCTGGAGAACAGCACCGCGGAGTTCCTGATCTTCGGCACCCAGATGCAGTGGCACGCCGGTAGCGCGACCCAGTCCTGGCCGGGCTACCCGACCGAGCGTGACGCCATTGTGACACTGCTGACGGACAACAACTGGCTCGACCGCATGATCATGATCTGTGGTGACGGTCACGAGCTGGGCATGGACTCCGGAGCGAGCAACGCCTACGGCGGGTTCCCGGTGTACCAGCTCTCGGCGCTGGACTCGGGCTCGGGCGTGAGCGGCTCCGACTACGACATCATCCACCGCGGCGGCCGTGAGCAGTACGGCATGATCGAGGTGGACGACAACGGGTCCCAGCTCACCGTCACGACCAAGGGGTATGCGGGCTCGACGGAGATGGCCCGGCACGCGGTGTCGGTCGTCACCGACACCGTGCCTCCGACGGCCCCGACCGATCTCGAAGTGACGGCCGAGACGGACGATTCCATCTCGCTCTCGTGGACGGCGTCCACCGATACCGATGGAACCGGAGTTGCCGGGTACTCTGTATTCAGGGACGGCGAGGGCGTCGGTCTGTCGATGACGACCACGTTCACGGATTCGCAGCTCGCCCCGAGTACGACCTACACGTACACCGTCAAGGCGTACGACGGCGCGTCGAACATGTCAGATGCCTCGAACTCAGTCGAGGGCACCACTACAGCGGAAGCGGAAGGGGCGCTCATGCCTTGGCCGGACACAATTCTCGGCTCCAAGGTCGAGATGGATATCGGTGGGACCTGGACCGATATCACCTCTGACGTCTACGGACACAGCCGTTCCCAAATTCAGATCACCCGTGGCGCAGCGAACGAGGCCACCAACCTGGAGCCTGGGCGGTGCACGTTCACGCTCAACAACCAGGACGGCAAGTACAGCCCTCGGAACCCGGACTCGGTCTACTATGGCCTGATCGGTCGCAACACCCCTGTGCGGGTGTGGGTTCCCGGCCCGACCGCTCACTTGCACCTCCCCGAGGACGGGCTCAGCTCGGGCAACCGGGGCCGGGTCGCGACCACTGCGTCCATGAACATCACCACCGACATCGACGTACGGATCGAGGTCGCGCTCGACACCATGCCTTCGCAGGACCCGGCCACCCTGGAGGCCACCGAGACCGAGCTGATCGGTCGGTGGGACACCACTGGTCAGTCCTGGCTGTTCATGACCGACTACGCGGGGCGCCCGAAGCTGTACTGGACCCCGGACGGTGTCGCCCTGCTCATCGCGACGGCGACGGCTCAGCCCTCGTACTCCCCGGGTCAGCGATTCGCCCTGCGCGTCACCCTGGACGTGAACAACGGGGCCTCCGGCAACACCGTCACCTTCTACACCTCGGATCGGGTCGACGGAACCTGGACCCAGCTTGGGCAGCCGGTGACCCAGTCGGGCACCACCTCGCTCAATAACCCCACCTCAGACCTCTCCATCGGGGACGTCGAACAGGTCGTCGGGGTGAACGGCTCGGGCCGCTGGTACCGGGTCCGGGTACTCGACGGCATTGGCGGCACCGCGGTGGTGGATGCCGACTTCACCACGCTCTCCGACGGCGCCACCGGTATGACCGACGACGCCGGGCGGACCTGGTTCTTCGAGGGCGACGCGGAGATCATCCACCTGTACCAGCGCTTCTACGGCGAGGTCCAGAACTGGCCCGTCGAGTGGGAGACCGGGGGCTTCGACGTCTGGGCGAACATCGAGGCGTTCGGCGTGCTCCGACGTCTGGGTCAGGGCGCCAAGCCGATCCGGTCTGCCCTGCGCAGGAAGATCGAGACGGAAACACCCCTCCCGATCGCCTACTGGCCCCTGGAGGACGGCGTCAACTCGGAGTCGGGCGGTTCCGGCCTGGACGGGATCATCAACCTGGCCACTCAGGGATTCGACTTCGCGAGTACGACCGACCAGCTCGGTTCACTTCCTGTGGCCCAGCTCGGCGGTACGGCCCAGATGAACGGCACAACGTTCAACGCAGAGACCGGTGACTGTCAGTACGAATTCATCTACAAGCTCGACGAGCTGCCCGCCTCCGAGCGTCAGTTCGTACGTATGCGGATGACTGGCGGCGCGGTCGACCGGATCGACATCGACATCTCCACCGCGGCCATCCGGATGCGCGGGTACGTCGACACCAGCTCCACGGCCTTGTTCAACGTGACGGTGACCGACTCCGACGGCCTCGGCCTGTTCACCGGCCAGTGGAACCGATTCCGGTTGCACACGATCAACAACTACCCGACCGCTGCGGACGTCACCTACCACATGGCGTGGGAGACCTGTATTGAGGGTCTGATGTGGACGAGGTATACGAGCACCACGGGGGCCACCCCGGGTTCTCCGACGAGCATCGCTGGCCTCTGGACGGATGACGTCTTCGAGGGCATGGGGATCGGGCACATCGCCGTGTGGGACGCCCTGACCGGGGTTGTGGACCCCGTCACCGACCCGTTCGAGGGGTACGCTGCCCACTCCTTCGACGGAGCCGACCACGGGCACTCCGGCGAGTACACCGTGCTCCGGCTCCAGCGTCTCGCCGACGAGTCGGATGTCCGGCTGGTCAGCGGGTACAACAACGAGGACACGACCCAGCTCGGGCCGCAGACCCCGGACTCCTTCCTGGACAACATCCAGTCGGTGACCGAAGCCGACATGGGCCGGATGATCGAGCTTCGGCACCTGCCGTCTCTCGCGTACCGTCCGCGGTTCCAGCTCTACAACCCCCCGACCACGATGTCGCTGGACTACACCCAGACGGGCCAGATCGAAATGCCGTTCGCCCCGGTGGACGACGACCAGATGCTGCGGAACGACGTCACGGTCACTCGTGAGGGCGGCACCCAGTCGAGGTCCGTACTCACCACCGGGAAGCTGTCCACACAGGACCCGCCGGACGGTGTGGGGATCTACGACGAGCAGCTCACGCTGAACCTGTACGACGAGAACCAGCCGAAGCAGTGGGCCGACTGGCGCCTGCACCTGGGCACGTGGGACGAGGCCCGGTTCCCGACGATCTCGATGAACCTGCGCACCGCGACCGAGAAGACCGAGGAGTGGCTGAACTTCGAGATCGGCGACGTCTTCGAGGTAACCGACCTCCCGACGTGGATGCCGCCGGATGAGCTGTTCCTGCGCATGGAGGGGTACACCGAGACGATCAACGCCTTCGGGTGGGACGTCGTGATGAACTGCTCCCCCGCCCGCCCGTTCCGGGTTGGCGTGGTGGGCGACTCGATCCTCGGGCACCTCGACACCGCGGGGTGTGAGCTTGCGGAAGACCTCACGACCACCGAGACTGCTGTCGACGTCACCACGACCGACGGCCCACTCTGGACGACGGAGAGCGCGAACATGCCCTTCACCATCCGGGTGGGCGGCGAGGTCATGAACGTGACCGCGATCTCCGGATCTTCCAACCCCCAGACCATGACCGTGACCCGCTCTGTCAACGGCGTGGTCAAGGCACACTCCACAGGAGCAGACGTGAAGCTCGATGAGCCCGCGAGGGTGGTGCTTGGCTGATGGCTGAGACGGTACAGATCCAGAAGAGCCGTACCCAGCTCTTCCACGCGGGCCGGGCGTTGACGGCCAAGGACTTGAACCTGGTCGGTCCGAACATCATCACCCAGGGGTCGGACGCTGTGTACACGTCGTCGACGACACCGACGGCGACGAACATCACGTTCACCCCGGACGTCTCGGCGACCTACTACTACGAGCTGTTCATCGCCTACACCGCGAACGGCACGCCGGACTTCGGGTGGCGCTGGAACGCTCCGGAGGCCCTGTTCTGCCGGTACACGCTCTCGATGATCGAGGGTGCCGCGGCGGCCACCGGTACACCGGCCACCGAGCCGGGTGCGGACATCATTTTCAGGCGTCCGGCCAACGCGACGTTCATCCCCGCGGGTGGTACGGGAGACACGGCCAACGGTCTGCCCTGTGCATTCGACCGGGGAACGTTCGCCACGACCGCGACCTCTTCGGCGATCACTCTTGAGTGCGCACAGTTCACGTCCAACGCAGCCGCCACCCGCCTGCGCGCGGACACCACCCTCATCTACCAGAGGATCTCCTGATGGCCTACGAGCTGTTCAAGACGGGCGAGTTCATCTCGGCGTCGAAGCTGAATGCCCTGGTCCCCCAGATGATCACCCAGGGGCAGGATCTGGAGTTCGTCGGGGCGTCCAATACCACCGCGGTGGCCACGGACATCGTCTTCCGACCGGATGTAAGTGCCATCTACAACTACGAGCTGTTCTTCTGCTACTCGGCGGACACCGACGTGGACGTGACATGGCACTGGGACGCCAGCCAGGCGACCTTCTCCCGGTACGTGGCACACCGGGCCCCCGGGGCTGCGTCTGGCCTGAACGTCGGCGCCGACGCGGTCATCCGGCGCCCGGCGCAGACCACCGCGGTAGAGGTGCAGGGTGGAGACATCGACGGAACCATCGACCCGGTGAACTTCATGTCCGGGTACGACCGGGGCACTTTCACGACCACGTCGAGCCCGGCGGTGATCGTCCTGTACGCTGCCGCGTTCGGCCTGGACGACGACGCTTCGCCGAACCAGGAGAAGTGCCTCATCCGCGGGGGTAACGCGACCCGCCTGCTGTTCACGAGGGTGGGCTGACATGGGATACAGCCGATGGGCCGCCGGGGAGCTGGTGGTGGCTAGCAAGCTCAACGCGATGATCCCGAACATCATCCTCCAGGGATCGGACATCACGCGGACGTCGAGCACGGCGTTCGTCGACACCGACATCACGTTCACCCCGGACGTCTCGGCGACCTACTACTACGAGCTGTTCGTGTCGTACGGAGCCGGAAACGTGGGCGACATCAAGTGGGCGTGGTCCGCGGCGCAGGCGGCGTTCACCCGGTTCGCCTTCTCCGTCGCGGGACCCGAGACCCCTTCGGGGGTGGACACCGGTGGCAACGGGCTCTTGCATCGTCCCGCCGAGGGTACGGGCATGGTCGCCGCCGGGCTGACCTCCGGCAACGCGGGGTTCATGTCGGCATGGGAGCGGGGTACGTTCACCACGACGTCCACGGCGGCTGCCTGTACGCTCCAGGTCGGGCAGTCGGCGTCGAGCGCCACCTCGACCATCTTCCGCGGGGGGAACAACTCCCGCTTCGTGTACCAGCGGGTCGTCTGATAACCTGGACGGCAGAGGGGAGCCTCAAGCCCGCCAGAGCGGGTAGGGGATCGGAACCCGGCGCACACCCTTCGCGCCGGGTTTTCCCTTGGCTGGGTAGCTCAGTCGGAAGAGCGACGGACTGAAACCCCGTAGGCCGCAGGTTCGACCCCTGCCCCAGCCACGTACGGGCTGGGCACCGGCGAGCCCACCTGGCTGTAAACCAGACGCCTCGGCTGTGGCGGTTCGACTCCGTCCCCGTGCACCAAGGAGAGAAATGATCTACGGCGTAGACGTCGCCTCGTACCAGGCGGAGAAGTTCCCGACCAAGGGGTACTCGTTCGCGATCGTCAAGGCCACCGAGGGCACGAGCTACACCAACCCCAGGGCGGGCGCACAGGTCGCTCACGCGCGTCGGAACGGCCTGCACGTGGGTCATTACCACTTCGCCCGTCGCGGGTCCGTACAGGCCCAGGTGGACTACTTCCTGGCCAAGGCCCCCGACCGTGCTGGCGACTCCTTCTGGATCGACTGGGAGGACACCGCGGTCAGCAACGCGTCGAAGGATGCGATGATCAAGGCCGTGAAGAAGGCCCGGCCGAACGCCAAGGTCGGCCTGTACTGCAACGTCAACTTCTGGCTGAACTACGACAAGACGTCGTACGCCGGGGACGCCCTGTGGATCGCACGCTACGGCGGCACCCCGGGGAAGCCGGGCATTCGGTACGGCTGGCTGATCCACCAGTACAGCGAGGACGGCGGGCTGGACAAGAACGTCGCCCGCTTCAAGAGCAAGGCCGAGATGATCGCCTGGGCAGGCGGAAAGGAATCGTACATGGCACTGACCAACGCGGACATCGCGAAGATCGCCAAGACCGACGGCGCGTTCGGCGTCTCGGCCCGGATGCGGGCGGGGAACCCGACGAACGAGGAGTGGAAGCTTGAGAGCATCCTCTCGTTCCTGGGCGACGGCATCCTCGACCTGAAGGAGCAGCTCGGCCAGATCACCAACCGGCTGGTGGCCCTGGAAGGCAAGGTCGACACCCTGGACCTGTCGGAGGTCGGCAACAAGGTGCGCGCAGCCGTCGAGGACGTGGAAGCGCGTCTCGTCGTAGAGAGCGAGTGATACGCTTCTCACGTGGATGGGTGCCGTTGCGGGACGGCAAGAAGCCCCCGCCCAATGTCCAGGGGACTGCGGGCGGGGGCTTCGATCTGCTCTCAGTCCTCTTCTTCGGGCTCCGGCTCTTCTTCCACCGGCGCCTGACCGTACTGGACCAGACGGGTCTCGTAGTCTCCGTGGCACTCGTGGGAGCACACGGTGTGGGTCTTCTTCAGGGCCGCGCCATTACGCACCGCCCCCGAGCACCGGCCGCACGAACCCGGTGAGGGGTACGCGCAGTGGCCCGAGATGTAGGGGACCTTGCGCTTCTTCCGGGTGGTCATGCGACCAGGGCGGGGCGCTTGGATTCGGCCACGTGGAGAACCTCTGTCGGGACGGTGTCGCGAGGGTATGGCCCCGGGTCCCCGCCTTCGTTGACCCGGATCGTGTATGTGATTTCCGAGTCGCGGTACTCGTTCTCGTAGACCACCTGCCCGAGAGATCCGTCCTTGAGGCGACGGGGCCCGGAGACCTTGATACGGGACAGCTCCCAGTGGAGATTCCGGGCGTCCCACAGCCAGGTCGTCTTCATGACCTCCGCGATGAAAGTGGTCCCGGCCCGGCTGTACCGGTACACCTGGTCGGGGAGGGCGTCGGTGGCCAGGTCGAGGGTCAGTTGGGCCTCGTACACGGCCAGTGCCACGTGAGTGGTAGATGCGGTCATACTTAGATCCTCGCTACCTTGTTGGTGATGCGGTCGATGCGGAACGATCGGATTCCGTGTCCGTCTTCCGTGAGTCGGTCCTGGTCGATCCCTGTGACCAACCAGTTACCGTTCTTGCTCTGCCAGGGTCCGCGGGTGATCTCCACGACGCGGTACCGGTGCTCGTAGGCGAAGGTCACCTTGCTGCCTTCGACCAGGCGATCTACACTGGGACTGACCATGGCGGTGGTCCTTTCGAGGAGGCCCCCGGTGACGCCGTTTTGAGACCGCGTCCCGGGGGTTTCTGCTGTCCTTCTTGCGTCTTACCTAGGTATTACCCAGGTAGTGCCTCGGTAACCCTTTCATCGAAGAAACTTGCGCAGATGCAAGTCTTCGCAGGTCAGCGGTGGTTTGCCTTGTCGGCGTGGACACCTTCCAGGTGCCGCGCCGCTTGCTCCCACGTGCTGAACAGACGGGACCACTCCCGGGGAGCTGTAGCCATCCAGATCTTCTTGTCGCTCCACAGGGACTGCACGGTGTGGATTCGGTACTTTGACTGGTTCTTGGGGATGGGGTTGTAGGCCATCACGGGGTCTCCTTCCCGAAGTTGGCGAGAGCGGTCTTGATGCCCTCTTCGTCGGGCCCGACCAGGCGGCCCTTGTTGGCCTCCGTCTTGTACCCGCCGTTGGGCGAGCACATGATCGGGGTGTTGCCGTACGACGTGGCCGGGCACTCGAAGTCCTCGACCTTGCCGTCTCCGTCCCGGTCTGAGTTCGCGTGTCCCATCCCGAGAGCGTGCAGCATCTCGTGGACGTTGACGTTCCACCGTCCGTACGAAGGCAGCGTCCAGGAGCCGTCGTCGTACTCGCTGTCGATCTTGACGATCCCGCCCCAGGCGGACTTGTTCGTCGTGTCGTGGCAGGGAATCCCCTGGGAGAACCCGGCCTTGCCCAGCGGACGGTACCGCTCTGTGAAGTGGATGTGCCCGCGGGGCGGACACTTCCCCTCCTCCACCGTCTCCACGCCACCGATCGAGAGCTTCACCCCGAGGGAGTTCAGCTCGTGCAGGGCGCGGAGCAGGTAGGGAGCCTGCCGTTCGGCGACGGCCCCGCTCTCGAACGTGACCGTGTACTGCTGGTTCGGGTTGATCGAGTAGACGTTGTAGGACGTCAGGAGCGACCAGCCGTTACCTGATGTCACCGCCGCCTCGGTCACCGCGGCGGGCTGGGACGCTACGGCTTCGTGCAGGTCCTGGGCGCTGTCCACGGTGCGGGCTGTCCCGCTCGCCACCAGCAGGAGACCTGCCAGGGCGAGGGGCGTAGCGAGCCACTTCCTCATCAGTTCCTCCTGTCCATGGACTCCTGCACGGCATCCCGGTGGGCATCGGCCACGTCCCGGTACGTCTCGACGGACGACCGGTAGCGTGACTTCCATAGCTCGACCTCAGCGCGCAGGCGGGCGTTTTCCAACTCCTCCTGATCGAGCTGCATACGGAGTCGCACGATCGTCATGTTTGCTGAGTGCTGCTCCGCGTCCGCCACGGCCATGGCGGCGTCCTCCGGCGAGTCCTGATCAACCGAGCCGGGCTCGTTGATCGCTGCCGCGTACCCCTCGCGCCTCGCCGTGCGCGAATCGTGCTTGGCGCAGTGGCACGGGCCTTCGGTGTACTCGGGGGTGTCGCACTCGCTCTCGCGCCGGTCGTCAGCCATCGTTGTCTCCGTTCAGATTGCTCTGGATCGCGTTGACGATGTCGTCCGGATCGCCGCCCATGCTGATCGTGGTTGCCATGCGCGCCAGGCTGGAGCGCAGGCGGGCGATTTCGGCGCGGATGTTCCTCGTCGCCTGAAGCCACCCCTCCTGAGTCGCTGTCAGCTCCGCATCCGCCACGGCCATTGCGGCGTTGGCGAGATCATCCGAATGCGTTTCCAGACCATCCAAGTTGCGCCGCGCCTCAGTAATCGCTGCCGAGAACCGTTTGCGCCTCGCTGTCTCAACGGACTGGATGTCCGGCTCCAGGTCGCTGTCGCGCCGGTCGTCGGGAAGGCTGCCGTCCTGGTGCCGCCCGTGCCAGCAATCGTCTTCACTGCACGGTGCTGCCGGAGTGCACTCGCTCTCGCGCCGGTCGCCGTTCTCATCGCTGACGACGTGCTGTACTTCCTGCCACTGCTCGGGTGTCGGCGGGCCGTAGTTGTCGCGCCGGTTGTCAGACATCAGTCGAGCACCCCCACACGCACCTGGTCGGCGGCCAGGGTCAGCCCCGAGGTCAGGGCGTTCACCAGGGGGTCCTCGCGGTTCACGAAGGCGTCGGCGCGCTCCTGGAGCTTGACGGCCAGCATCAGGCGGTAGGTGGTGAGCACCTCCTCCAGGGTGGCGCCGTTGGCCAGCTCCAGCTGGAGGTCGGCGATGACGTCGCGCGGCTCGGGCTCCACCGGGGTGGGCTCGGCCTTGAAGTCGAAGCCGTTGATCGGTCGGATGTTCGTCATGGCGGTGTTCCTCTCGTTCAGCGGTTGTAGCCGCGTCGGGTCAGGTACTCGGCCAGGGCCTCGCGGACCACCTGGCTGTCGCTGACCTCACGCTTCTCGGCCATCTGGTTGACCAGGGCCTTGACGCCCTTGGGCAGCTTGACGTTGATGATCGCGTCGTGCACCTTGACCCGGCGCCCGCCGCCCTCAAGCGCCGCGATGGCGCTCTTCGTGTCGCTCATGTGGTTCCTTCCGGTGTTCCTTCTTGGTGTGTCTCCCAAGGTATGCCCTCAAGCAACACCCGTCAACCCCGCCCAGCAAGATTCTTTCCGGAGCGGTACGCTGGGGCAGAAGCACTCACCCACGAAGGGAACTACATGAAGGTCAAGTCCGTGCTCGACAAGCTGGGCGTGTACGCGAAGGCTGTCGTCGCCGCCGCGGTGGCGGGCTCCGGCGCCCTCACCGTCGCCCTCCAGGACGGCGTCCTCACCGGCCCGGAGAAGCTGAACATCGCCCTCGCCCTGGTCGCCGCTCTCGGTGTCGTCGCCAAGGTCTCGAACAAGCCGAAGGCCGAAGAGAAGTAAGTCCGCAGGTCAGAAGGCCCCCGTCACGACTCCGGCGGGGGCCTTCGTGCATCCCGCAGAAGTTTTTCCAAGATTCTTGGCGGAAGGGCTTGACGTAGAGCTGCAACCTCGGGCAGTCTTCTCTCATCGAAGCAGAACGGGTCGCCGGACTTGGAACTCCGGCGGTGCCGCCCCTACTTGGGGGAGAGGTTCACTCACCTTGGCACGAGTCGACGGCGGAACACGAACCGCCCCCCAAGCCCAAATACGTGCCACCTCGAACGTGCGGAGCAAGACCTGCACGGGAGAGTAGCCACACACCACCTCCGGCGGCAGCCGTACCACAGAGCCACCGCCGGAGGACCATCACGCGTAGCTCAGTTGGCAGAGCAGCCGGTTGTTACCCGGCAGGTCGTTGGTTCGAGTCCAGCCGCGTGAGCAAAGAGGCCCGGCAAGCTTGTGGCGGCAACCGCCCTTTGCCCAGACCCATCCTCACGGGTGGACGGGGCCGGACTACCCGGGGTAGACCTTCCACCGCCGGGCCTCCTCCCGCATACCTTCCACCCATCTGGAGAGCCATGCTGCCGTACCAGTTCTTCACGCTCACTCTTGAAGGGGTGGGCAAGCACGACACGTCCGGAGCCGCCATGAGGGCCATCCCGGAGAATCAGCGAAACCGCCCATGGATAATCGTCATGTCCAGCGGTAAGGACCACAAGCGGGTCTCGATCGTCAAGAGGCGCGGCGAACCCCTTCCGGAGGCCGATCAGTGAGCCCAGAGGAGAAGGCGGTAGCCGTCAAGCGCAACAAGTACCTCCGCTACATCGGCCGCCCGGTCACCCTCGGTCCGGAGTTCTCCGCGGAGGCCCGTGACCATCTACAGGCCCTCATCTCCCGGGGGATGTCCTACGCGGCCATGCAGGATCAGTCTGGGATTCCCAGCACCACGCTCTGCTACAACGCCGCCGAGGTCCGCAGCCGGATACACCGGTCGGTGTACGAATCGATCATGAGGCTCCGATACGACCCTGTCTTCGACGGCTACGGGGGACTCGTACCCTCGCTGCCGACCGCTCGCCGACTCCAGGCGCTGTGGGCCGACGGGTTCGACCGCCGGTTCTTCCTTGAGTCCCTGGGCGGGATCGAGGAGAAGCAGGTCGGCCGACTCCTGCACGCCGACAACCCCCGGGTCTACGCCAAGACCGAGCAGGCCGTAGCCGCCCTGTACCGGAAGTTCGAATGCGTGGACCCAGGAGACGCCGGAGTGTCGCCGTACGGGCAGACACGGGCCCGGCTGTCGGCCAGCAAGTACGGGTACGCCCCGCGGAACTGCTGGGACCTGGACACGATCGAGGACCCGAACGCGTTCCCCGAGTGGACCGGCCGGTGTGGCTCGGAGGCTGGGGCCCGGCTGCACACCAAGTACGCCATCCCGAGATGCACCGCCTGCCAGGCCGCTGTCCGAGTAAGGCGGGAGAAGATCAAGGAGGAGAAGTCGTGACGGTTCCCGTCGGCAAGAGGCATCCGAGCCACAAGAAGCAGCTCTCCCCGATCCGGAGACTCCAGATCCAACTGGAAAACGAGATCCAGTACCCGTACCCCTGCGGGGTCTGCGGGCAGGGGTTCCGGTCCCGGCACGATCTGGCCACACACCCGCACGGAGGTGCCCGATGAAGAAGCTCAGCTCGTTGCCGGTGTGGGGTCGGAAGAGACGCCGACTGGAGGCCCTGGCCGCCATCGCCTCGTTCAGCGTCCCCAAGAAGTCGGCCTGCTGCATGCGGTGCGGATGTGTGGCCTACGAGGACACCTCGCGCCCCCTGGCCGTGACCGGAAACCTGGTCAACGCGTCCATGACCGCCATGTCCAACGTCCTGCTCTGCGGGCGCTGCTACCTCCTCCTGGTCGAGCTGCTCTTCCCCGAGAAGGTCGGGGACCCGCGCTGGGAGAAGTACAAGACGGACAAGCTCCTGGAGTGGGGGTGAGCACGCTCGCCCGGAACCTCCGTCCGCCCAAGCCCTGTAAGGACTGCGGCTCGACGACCCGGAAGTTGACCCCTCCTGGCCCCCGGTGCGCCACCTGCCACCGAGCCCGGAAGAAGGTCACGAAGGCGTCGACCCACGAGAACTACGTCGGCAAGACGTACGGGTTGAAGCCCGAGGAGTACGCCCGTATCCTGGAGCTTCAGAGCGGACGCTGCTACCTGTGCCGTCGGGCGACCGGTGCCACGAAGAAGCTCGCCGTCGACCACGATCACGCTTGCTGCCCGGAGACGCCCACGTGTGGGCGATGTACCCGCGGTCTGCTGTGCGGCCCCTGCAACAAGATCATGGGGCACGCTCGGGACGACCAGGAGTTCTTCGAGCGGGGTAAGCAATACCTGCGCCTCCCCCCCGCCCGGATCGTGATCTGGGAGAGAGGACCGGATGGCTGAGCACCACCGGTGCCACCTGTGTGGACGGAATCCGGAGATCGATCAAGACGGGCTGCTGGTACAGCATCTCGGGAAAGGCAAGGCCCCATGTCCAAGCGGCGGAAGAAGGCCGGTCCCGCGGAAGGCCGCGAAGTCGGCAGACTCACCCCGCGGCCCCGTCCGGGCGTCCCCGAGCGACCGATGCAGCGACTCCCCCGGTACGACGAGTACCTCACCGGGATCAACCTGCCCGAAGAGCGAGAGGACGAACCCGACCCCGTCTGCGGAATCTGCGGACTCCCAGAAAGGGATCATGATGGAACAGCCCAAGACCACGAGTGGGACCCCTTCGCGGTTCCTTCAACCGGGTCAGGCACCCGTCGAGCCGAGCCCCTTCCTCCAGCCCGCCGAGGTCCCGCCGAAGGTCAAGGCGGAGATGTCCCCGAAGGGCGCAGAGATCGCGGCAAGACTGCGTGAGATCTTCTACTCGTACGACAACCGGAAGACCTCGGACAACCGCTCCGCCCAGGTGACCATCGGGCCGTCGGAGATCGGCACGCCCTGCGACCGCAGGCTGGGCCTGTCCCTGATGCGCACACCGGCCACCAACCCCGGCGGGGACGGGTGGGCGGCCTTCGTCGGCACCTGCCTCCACGACGGGCTGGAGAAGATGTTCCAGTGGTCCGACGCGGGTACCGGAAGGTTCGTCACCGAGATGCCCCTGACGTTCGGATCGACGTACGTCCCGCGGGGAACGGGCGACCTGCTCGACAGGACGCTGATGATGTTCCTCGACCACAAGGCGATGGGCCAGTACAGCCGTCGCCGCCTGCGGGACAAGGGACCGTCCGAGACCTACCGCGTCCAGGTGCACACCTACGCCTACGGGGCCGTCCTCGAAGGCGAGAAGGTCAAACACGTAGCGATCGTGGCCTGGCCGAGGGACGGCTCCTCTCTGGACGAGCTGTGGGTCTGGACAGAGCCGTACGACAAGACCATCGCCGAGAACGCGCTGAAGCGCGTCGACAAGCTGGCGGGGTCGCTCCCGCTTACGGGCACCTGGCCGGAGAAGTTGGCCGCCGCCCGTTCCCTTCCCGTCGCCGATCCGTACGAATGCAGGTTCTGCCCGTTCCTGCTGAAGGGCGACGGCGACATGAAGAAGGGGTGCCCGGGGGCGTGAATGTCAGACCCCCTGGGTACGTTGGTAGTAGCAAGTACATCCACGAAAGGAAACCCGCGTGAGCCAGTTCCACCAGCCTGGGATCTCGGACCCGGACGAGAAGTTCGTCGCGAAGGACCACAACGGTCACCTTCTGCTGTTCTTCCCGACCCAGTTCCAGAGCCAGGTCAAGACCCAGCACGGTGACGCCGATGCTGTGGCCACCAAGATCGTCGACCTCGACACCGGCCGCATTCTCGACAACGCCCTGATCTTCGCCACCGCTCTGGTGACTCAGCTCAAGGCCGCGGTCGCCGAGAAGGGAATGGTCCTCGGGCGTCTCGGCCAGGGGCAGAACACGAAGGGGAACCCGCCTTGGCTGCTCAGCCCTCACACGGCCGAGGACGTCGCGAAGGCGGAAGCCTGGCTGGCCGCGAACCCGCGGAACCAGTTCGGCAACCCCTCTACTCCTGTCGCCTCCGAGCCGCAGGCTACCGCTGGGCCCGTTGCTCCGGTCGCCGCTCCGGCTGCGGGGGGTGCTGACCCGGCCCTGGTTCTCAAGCTCGTCCAGGCGGGTGCCCCCGTCCAGCCGGGCATGACCCAGGCCCAGCTCGAACAGGTCGCTGCCCTCCTGGGCATCTGATGAGTGCGCCTCGGAGTCCTGTCACTGCGTAAGCACACAGCCCGGGGCACAGCGAACCCCCTCCCGACCATCACTCGGGAGGGGGTCTTCCTGTACCCAGGAACCTGCCCAGAACGCCGCTATCCGACATAGCTTCAGGGCGGAGCTGGACACTCACCCCGTTGTGGGCGGGTCCCCGGGCACAGGAGAGGAGATCCCATGTTTGGACAGCCCGAGCAGCGCGTGAATCGCTTCGTCGCTGTGTTCGACTCCGACTGCTACGAATGCGGCGGAGAGATCTACGAGGACGACGAGGCCGGTTACCTCCCCCGAAGCGGGGGCCCCTCGTGCTCAGACTGCATCGACGACTTCGAGGAGAACCGATGAGCGAGTGGGACTCGCTGGTAGATGAGGCCGCGGGGGGTTCGTACTCCGGCGGCGCCCGGTGCCACGTGGCACGGATGTACGAAGAGCTTCCGCCGGAGGGCCTGACCCCCGTTCGGAACGCGATCAAGAACCCGAGCATCTCGGCCAGCTCACTGGCCAGGTCCCTCGCCAAGCGGCTGGGCGACCGGGCTCCCAAGGCCCACTCGATCGGCAATCACCGACGCGGCGGATGCCGCTGCCAGGAGGACTGATGGCCAGGGGAGACCTGATCGTGGGAAAGATCCCCGGTCGCGTCAATTCTCACCTCTCGATCGACCAGGGGGAGAAGGGGATGCAGATCATCGCCCGCTTCCTGTCTGACGAGACCGAGCAGGAGTTCATCGCCTGGCTCCGCAAGCACAGCAGCATCCGACTGGAGGAAGAGCGATGAGCAGCGAATGGGACGACCTCGGAGAAGACGCTTCCGAGTACGACGAGCTGGCCAAGGTCAAGTCACAACGTGACCGTCTCGGCCGTCGGCTCGAAGAGGTCAAGCACAAGCGGGCCGACTACATCGAGGCCGTGGTCGAAGCCACGCGCGAGGCCGTCGAGGACATCGTCATCGCCCCCGTCGAGGTCTGGAACCCGAACCGCACGTACGCCGCGGACAAGCGGGAAGAGGTGGCCGTCGCGCTGCTCTCCGACCTCCAGACCGGCAAGATCACCCCGGACTACAACACCGAGGTGTGCCGGGAACGGGTCATGCGGTACGCCAAGAAGATCGTGGCGATCACCGAGATCCAGCGGATGCACCACCCGGTCAACCGCGTCGTGGTCCCCCTACTAGGCGATATCGTAGAGGGGGTCGACATCTTCCCCGGCCAGCAGTGGCTGATCGACTCGACGCTGTACCGGCAGGTGTTCAACTCCACCCCGTCGATCCTGGTCGACTTCCTGCGGTACCTGGCCGCGCACTTCGAGACCGTCACGGTCGAAGCCGTCCAGGGCAACCACGGCAGGATCGGCCGGAAGGGTCAGTACGGCCCGGAGGACAACGCCGACAAGATGGTCTACCGCGTCGTCGAGATGCTGCTGGCCAACGAGCCCCGGGTAACGTTCAACGTCGCAGACCCCGAGGGTGAGCGGGCCTGGTACAAGATCATGGAGATCGGCAACTACAAGGCCATGCTGATCCACGGCGACCAGATCAAGGGCTCGAACGGGTTCCCCTGGTACGGCCTGGGCAAGAAGGTCCACGGCTGGGCCTCGGGCGCTCTCGGGCGCGACGTCACGTTCGACGACCTGTACATGGGTCACTACCACCAGGCCGCCGCGGTTCCGCTGAACCAGCGCACGGTGTGGGCCAACGGCGCGATCGAGTCGTACAACACCTTCGCCGCCGAGACCCTGGCCGCCCAGAGCGAGCCCTGCCAGTGGCTCCTCTTCATCGACCCGCTCAAGGGCCGGGTCACCGGCTCGTACATCGTCCAGCTCAGGGAGGACTGATGGCAGCAGACGTCGAAGGAGTCGAGGGGGCTACGGCAAACCCTTCCCGCATCCGGCCGATCGGTGAGTCGATCACGAGCTTCGACCTGTTCGCCGAGCCTGATCCGCACACGGTGACCGAAGACTCCCTTCAGGAGGGTCGGGTTCGTGACGGGTTCGCGGTCGACAAGCGGAAGCCCGCAGAGTTCGAGGGCACGCTCCCCGGCCAGGTGATCACTGCCACGAACCCCGGTGGGGTCTCCGGCGGCATCGGGAAGGTGGCCCGGGACCGACAGGTCGCCGGGGAGCACTACAAGGAGGCGGGCCTCCAGCCCTGGGACGTGATCGACGCCTACGGGCTCGACTTCTACCGCGGGAACGCGCTGAAGTACCTGCTCCGCGCCGGGCGCAAGGACGGCGTGCCCGCCCTGGACGACCTCCGGAAGTGCGCGCACTACCTGGAGCGGATCATCGAGATCGAGGAGGGCAAGTCGTGAGGCGGTTCATCTCCGGCGGAGAGCAGTACACCACCGGCAAGGTGTCCAGGCGGAGACTGGTCGCCTTCGGGACGGCCACGACGGAGCCGGGCGGCATCGTCGAGCGGTTCCTGCGCATCGGCCGCGTCAGCATCGCGCTGGGGTGGCACCGGTGAGGGCACAGGTGAGCTTCGAGATCGAGATCGAGGACGGCGAGGAGATCGGCCTCCGGTACATCCTCTCGCAGGGGTACCTGGACGACCTGGTCCCATACGCCCACACGATCAAGAACGCAAAGGTGGCACCGCTTCCCGACAGGGATGACGAGTGACCCCGAGGCGGCGGTACGGACTGGCCTGGCTCTGCTGGGCCTTTCTCTTTGCCGTTATCGAACGCCGCGCGCTCCGGCACACGGACAAGGACGTCGCCTTGTGCGACTACATCCGCCCAGCCCTGGGTATAGGGCGTAGCAGAGTGCACTCACGTGTGGGACAGGTGGGTGCGATTTCATTCGTGGTCTGGTTCGCCGACCACCTGTACCGGAAGAGAGACTGATGGCAATGCAGCCCAGCTCCTGGGAGCTGATCAAGGAGTTCGCCGCCGCGCACGGATTCGACGCGAGCGACGTCGAAGAAGTGACCGTGACCCCCGAGAAGGCCCGCTTCACGCTGTTCGAGCGCGACGAGAGCGGCTTCAAGGCGAGCGAGGGCGGCGAGCCCGTCCGTACGGTGCGGGAGGTCTGGCGCCGTGGCCGCTAAGGCAACCGGGGCGATCAAGAACAAGAAGGCCAAGGTCACCGAGGGCCCCCACCCCAAGGGGCAGCGAGTGATGGTTCTGAAGGACGGCCGCAAGGCCCGGTTCGAGTGGAGAGAGCGCCCGTGAAGTTCAAGCACGAGATCCGTCGGGACAACCTGTCTGTGGTCGACACCGTCGAGGGGCGCAGCTTCCTCCGTGGGAGGCTGTGGTTCGGCCGGTCCGAGTTCCGGGCCTGGTTCATCGCCGTGGCCCTGCGCGACCGTGTGATCGAGCTGGCCCTCAAGCAGTCGTGACCTCCGACGAGCGTGAGACCCTGGACGAAGAACTCACCGTAGACGAGTGGGCGTCCCTACTCCTGGCTATCGCCAAGGGAACGGACGCCTGGCTCCTCGATCAAGTAGAGCGGGGCACTACCGAGTGGGACCCGCCCACCAAGGAGGGATGATCGCTACTCCGCTGAGCGCGACAGCACTGCTGTCAGCGTACAAGAAGTGGGGGGTTCGCTACGTCGGAGTACGTAGCTGGCAGACCCACAACCGCAATCACAAGGGCCCCTGGGGGCCGGTCAACGGCGTCATGATCCACCACACCGCCAGTTCGGGCGACGCCGGTTCGGTGTCCCTGTGCTACGACGGGCGAAGCGACCTTCCGGGGCCGCTGTGTCACGCCGTGGGGACCAACGACGGACGCATGCACCTGGTCGGCCACGGTCGGGCGAACCACGCCGGTAACGGCGACCCGGACGTCCTTCGTGCGGTGATCAACGAGACCGCGCTGCCGAGTCCGAACCAGTCCACGACGGACGGGAACGACAACTTCTACGGCTTGGAGATCGTCAACGCCGGGAACAACGTCGACACCTACCCGGAGGTCCAGTACCTCGCGGCTGTCCTCTGGGCGGCCTCGATCTGTGACGCCCACGGGTGGAACGAGAATTCGGTCATCGGACACAAGGAGTGGACGAACCAGAAGATCGACCCCCGGGGCCCGGTGGAGAACCGCGGCGCCTTCAACATGAACACCTTCCGCGCCGATGTGCGCGCCGTACTGGCCAACGGGCCGGATGGAGTGAACGACGTGGCCCTGAGCCTCGATGACGTCAAGAAGATCGCTAAGTCGGACGGCGCTTTCGGCGTCTCCGCGAAGATGAGGGCGGGCAACCCGGAGAACACCGAGTGGAAGCTTGAGAGCATCCTCTCGTTCCTGGGCGATGCCGTGATCAACATCCAGGCTCAGCTCGATGGCCTGCACAGCCAGGTCAACGAGCTGGAGGTCTCGGTGGGTGACCCCGAGGCGTACGCCCAGGCCATCGCCGACAAGCTGGAGGCCGTCAAGCTCCGGTTCGAGACCGGTGAAGGCGTCTAAGCCGGACCCGGCTGCCGTGGAATGGCTGGAGGGCCCCGCTTCCCCGACTTACTGGGAGCGGGGCCCTCGGCCCAATTCGGTGCACACGCAGCCTATGGTCAAGCTCAAGAACGACAACGGACCCCGATGCGGGGCCGACGGGCCCGACTTCTGCCTGTGCATCTCGGGTCTGCCGGAGTACGTTCACTCGGTCGAGTACAACGAGTCGGACGAATCTGACTGGCTCTTCGAGGGGGTCACGCCCCGATCCTCCCACGATGAGAAGTGGATTCGGGCTGTCCGTAGGTTCAACGACGACTGGGTTCGACGGGCCGATGAAGCACTGCACCGAAGGGTCGAGGCGGAGAAATGTGGCGAGGATTTCCCGGGGTTCCCTCGGTGAGCGGGCCGCGGATGTCCCCGCAAGAGCTGAAGACGGCGTACCGCCAACTCGCCGATCTCCTGAACAAGCTGGAGCGTCAGGGCGAAGAGCTGGTTCTCTGGGACACTGAGGACCGTCGCGAGATCACGGGCAGTACCGCCCGGGTCTACAAGTACAGCCCGAACTACCCGGGGAACTGGAGCGTGGAATGAACGACCAACACGCAGCTTTGCTGGCCCACGCGCTAGAGCTGCTCCGAGATCACATGTGCAGCCGGTCGGACGAGTACAGCCCTGAAGACTGGGAAACACTGGAGTACCTGGAAGGACTGACCTGATGGGCCAGGAGTACAAGAGCAAAAGCCGCTCGAAGGATGTCGAGGAAGAAGTCGACGAGCAGCCGACATCTTCAGTGAACGAAGAACTCAATGCGTCCACTGAAGATGTCCTCGACAAGATCGACGAGGAGTTGGGCGAGGACACCGCGGACCTGCTCGACGAGATCGACGAGCTGCTGGAGCCCAACGCCCAGGAGTTCGTCGCGGCGTTCGTCCAAAAGGGCGGCCAGTGATGCTCGGACGGCTTCTGTGCCGCCTAGGGCTACACGACGACGCCACGGACGTGATGGGCGGGTACTCGGTTCACTGTGTCCGCCCCGACTGTGGAAAACGGCTGTACGGACGCTGAGAGGAGACCACCGCCATGGCCATGCTCGACCACGCCCTCGCTGCACTCCAGCGGGGGTGGCACATCTTCCCGGTGAAGGAGCTGGGCAAGGAGCCCCACCCCTTCGCGGGACAGTGGGGGATCACGGCGACGAACGATCTCGCCCAGGTCCTCCGCTGGTGGGCCGACGCACCGCACGCCAACATCGGTGTCGCGTGCAAGCCGTCCGGCCTGTGTGTCGTGGACTGCGACGTGGCTAAGGCGGACTGGAACCTGGTCGGAACGCCTTACGCCCACCTGCACGATGAGTTTCGAAAGTCCCGGGTGGATGGACTCGCCGTGTTGTCGGTCTACGCCTCGGAGCACGGCGCCGTGGGCTCCGACTTCAACACGCTCCGGGTGCGTACCCGGGCCGGGGGGTTCCACCTCTACTACTCCTGGCCGAACGTCGAAGGGTGGCGCAAGCCCTCTCAGGGATCGCTCGTCAAAGGCGTCGTGGACGTGCGCAACGGGGGTGGACGGTACGGCGGGTACGTACTCGGCCCCGGGTCAGCCGTCTTCGAAGACGGGTTTGTCGGCTCGTACGACATCGAGACGGACCTCCCCGCACGACAGGTCCCCGGCTGGCTGTACGAGATGGTCGCCGAGAAGCCCCCGCGGCCGAAGGCGCCTGTGTCCAGGTTCCAGCAGCCGGGTACGGTCTCGTACGCTGGGCTCGTGGAGTCCGTACGTACGGCCTTCCCGGGCAACCGGAACAACGCCCTCCTGTGGGCCGCCCGATCGATGTGTTCGGACGGAGCGACCGAGGAGGACGCCCAGACAGAGCTGGGGCAGGCGGCTCGGATTGCAGGTTTGGACCCCCTCGAAATCGAGCAAACGATCAACTCTGCGTACAGACTTCAGCAGTACAAAGACGGGGTTTAGGCCCCCTACCCACTGGGGTATTACCCAGGTAACACCGGAGAGGAGCGACATGCCGAAGAGCGTAGAGGAAGCCCGCGAAGACCTGATGGAGATCTGGACGTCGGGGCGCACGTCCTGGCACGCGGCGAACGACGCCCTGCAAGATCTGGTTGACGCGGTCCGGAACGACGACCTCTGCACCCTGGTCGCCGCCATCGAGTGCGACCCCGAGATCGGCCGCGACGCGCTGCTGATCAAGATCCACGAGCAGGTGCCCAGTGAGTGACGCTCTCCAGCGTGCGGCGCTCCGCAAGAAGGCGGACCGGGAACGCCCCGGAGCGCCGTCCGACGCCTACATCGCTCGCCGTCTCGACATCCTCAAGGCCGCCCAGGGAGCAGCCGCGGAGATGGAGGACGTCGACAGCGTGACCCCGTACGACATCGTCAACATCGCCCAGTTCCTCGCGGGCGACTTCGTAGAGAAGAGTGACTGACATGATCTTCACACTGACTCTGATCGTCTTCGTCCTGGGCTACTCGCTCGGGTACAGGCACGGCGCCAACCGCCCCGTCAAGGTCGAGATCCGCCGGGGGCGCAAGTGAGCGACATCGAGCCCACCGCGATCGTCGTCTCTCCCAACTACGACGAGGGTCTGGTGTCCGCGGCTCTGCCCGTCAGCATCAACGGCGAGGACATCACCGTGGAGCTGTGCCTGCCCCCGGAGATCGCCCGCGACTTCGCTTACAGCCTCACCGTCACTTCCATGAAGATCGAGGAGGACCGGCTGCCGTGACCGACTGGGGCCCAGAGGGCTACTGCAAGCACTGCAACCGCCTCGTGCCGACGTACGACCCGGCCACCACCGCGGGGAAGCTGAAGCTCCACACCACCGGATACGGCCCGGCGGAGAAGACGTGCGAAGGCTCGGAGAGGATGCCCACCAAGCGGGTCCCGAAGGAGTCGAGGAACCACCGGTTCAGCTACACCCCGAAGAAGAAAAACCGCTTCGGAGCACTCCGGGACTACGGAAACGAGAGAGGGATGAGCTTCTGATGGCCGCACCGAACTTCCGATCCCGCGGGGGCTACGTCCAGCTCATGGGTTCGGACACCAGCAACGGCACCTCGCTGCCCCCGGGCCCCGACTCGTGGCGCCTACAGGCCCGGTGCGCTGACCGCAACCTGGTCGAGGACCCGGACATCTTCTACGACGAGACCCGGTACGAGGACGCCCGGCAGGAGTGCAAGCTGTGCCCGGTCCGCGGTCAGTGCCTGGACGAGTTCACCGACGACCGGTTCGCGTTCGCCGGGGGCATGAGCCCGAGTGAGCGGAAGGTGTGGGTATCCACGGGGAAGATCCCGGTGGGCCCGCCGACTCCGCCGGAGGTAAAGCCGGAACTGACCCTCGAAGATAGGGTGTTGGCGCTGGTCGAACTCCGCGCGGGTTATGGTCTGATCTGCCGCCGACTCGGGGTGTCCGTACGTGACGTCGCAGACATCGCGAAGGGTCACGGGGTCGAGATGCCCGAGAAGAGGCCGGAGGAGTTCCGCGGCAAGGTGATGACGGAACTCGCCCGGCAGATCTTGATCGGGCTCTATCTCGGGGACCTGCCCCGGGTGGTAGCCGACAAGCTCGGATGCCTCGCAGCATCGGTCTCCAAGGTACGGGACCGCCTCATGTACCCCGCCCAGTGAGACAGGAGACCGGTCGAGATGGCCACCTTCATTCAGCCACCGCCGCCTCCGCCGGACGTACTCGACCCAGAGGGGGCGGAGACTGCCCGGAACGCTGAGATCCAGCGGTGGGCGGAGGACCAGACCGAACAGGGCGTGCTCAAGGAGGAGATCCGAGAGCGCGTCAAGGTCAGGCTCGCCGAGAAGCGTGAAGCTCAGCTCCGTTCTGAGGAACATCAGGCGGAGCTGATCGCCGCGTTCGAGGGGCGTCTCGTTGAACTTGACGACATCCCCGACCCGGAACCCCTGATCGACGGGTTCCTGACGAAGGACTCTCTGGCCCGTACGTTCGGACCCCCGAAGTCCTTGAAGAGCTTCTGCGTACTCGACATGGCCGCATGTGTCTCCCTCGGAATCCCGTGGAAGGGCCACACCACCCACGAGGTGCCCGTCCTCTACATCGTGGCGGAGGGCGCCCGCGGAATGAAGAAGCGTCGCCGGGCCTGGAATACCTGGCACGAGCGCACCATGAATGTGACCTTCTACCCGGAACCGATCCAGATCAACGAGTTCCGGGCCATGCAGGAACTGATCGCGTTCTGCAAGCACAGGGAGATCGGGTACGTCATCTTCGACACCCAGGCCCGATGCACGGTCGGTGTGGATGAGAACAGCAACACCGAGATGGGTCAGATCGTGCGGGCCCTGGACGTCCTGAAGCAGGAGACCGGGGCGTGCGTTCACGTCGTCCACCACTCCGGTGCAGGGGCGACAGACCGGGGCCGCGGAGCTACCGCGTTCGACGGAGCGGTCGACACCGAATTCCGTATCGAGCGCGAGGAGGAGGGCGACGGGGTATCCGTCATCACCCGCTTCCAGAAGGACATGATCGAAGCTGAGCCGGTCGACATGATCGCCTGCTCGGTCGAAGGGAGCTTGGTGCTCACCGACGGAGGCTCCACCCTGAGCCCGGAGGTCATCGAGCCCATCCCGGACGTCCCGGAAACCCACGTACACGTGCTCCGTTCCTTGAAGGACGACTACTCCCAGGAGGGCGCGACTCAGTCCGAGATCCGGGAAGAGTTGGGCATGCAGAACAACGGCGCCGGACGGTCGCGAGTCACCAAGATCATGAACAGGCTGTCCGAGGACGCCTTGGTGTACAAGAACAAGGAGAAGCGCTACTTCCTGACCAAGCTGGGGCACCGGACTCTCCGGGCTGCCAGCATCCACGAGGTGGTGTCGCCCCATGCGCCCAGAGCCACACTCACGCTGCTGAGCGGGTACGACGAGGAGGATGAGTAGATGCTGACGACCAAGCCCGTACTTGGTCAGTGCCCGCGGTGCCAGGGGCTGTGCTACGTCTGTGACGTGGACGCGATCTACACCGCGGCCGACATGGTCCCGCTCGACCAGGCCGCCCAGATTCAGGCGGTCGTGGCCGGGCGGGACCTGTACTGGCTTGAGCCGAACCCGGACGCCGGTCGGCCGAAGAAGCTCCACCTGTACGTCCCTGGTCGCACCTCGCTGCCCATCGGCGGGGTCGACATCCTCGGGGGCCATGGGTGCGGCGCTGAGGCCCGTTCAGTGCGTCCGTGGACCCGGGCTCAGGTGGTGCCCCCAAAAGGCCCTGCTGCCCCCCTGGAGTCCTCTCCTGCCCCGTCTGCGATCCAGTCC